TTTTTAACCCCAAAAAATTCAAGATTAATTTTTTGACAACTAAAGCTAAACAATAATTTAATAACGTATTAAAAGATACTATGAATAAAGATAATTTTATTAGACCATCAGATTTAGACGATCCAACAACTAAAGAATCATTGCTTGGAAAAGAAATAACTTTAACATTTGTAAACGATGATGGTTCAACTATTGGAAATGTAAAGGGAACTATTGCCGGATTTACAGATACAAAGAATGAATAGGAGCAATATGGAAAATCCATTTGCAAATCTAATTCCGAAAACATGGCATCTCTCTCAAAAAGATATGGATTATTTTCTTGAGGTTTTAGCTAATCCTCCAAAACCAAGCGCAAAATTGAGAGCATTGCTGCGCGGAGAAAAATTACCAATAGATACACCCCCACACAAATATAAACAAGAAACAACATGCGGTATTGGATTTTGTGAAATATGCTATAGTGATGATGCCAATGATGGCAATCATTTGGAGAATGATGAACCTCAGACAGAAACTAGTAAAGATAGCGCGGAAAGAATGTAAAGAAAGTAATGTGAAATTATACTTAGGAAAAAGAAAAGCCGTTCGCTGCATAAAAATTTTAGTGAACGGTTTTTTTGATGCAACTCCTGACGATGAAGACATACCGGTACTTGCTTGCGCAACTGGTCGGCCAAATTGGGAACTTGTATTGGTGCATGAGCTAAGCCATCTTCGCCAATGGAGAGAAAATTGTAAACTTTGGGCTGAGTATGAAAAGATTCCTGGTAATCTAATTGACCATGCCATTTCCGGCAAAAATATAAGTCAACGATCATTGGAAAAACATATTCGCACTGCAATGCTTCTGGAAAGGGACTGCGAATACCGATCCTACGACACATTGAAAGAACTTGGTTATCCAAAAAACAAATTGCAAGACTATGTTCAAAAAGCAAATGCGTACACCATTTTCTATCTGGCAATTTTGAAGTGGAGAAAGTGGTATCAAATCGGCAAGGAGCCATACAATATAAAAGCCATTTGGAGTAAATTTCCAACAACTTTTGATATTGATGTGTACGCCACTTTTGACGATCTAAGCCATCTATATGAGCAATGTATATAGTTGAAAACAAGCCACTTATTTTATACTTGACTTTTTGGTTTGAATTTGGTATACTATATCTGTAGTTAAGAAAGGGTTAAATGTCTAAGAATGAAACTTCCAACGGAAAAGTGATTTCAACAGTTACGCTATCATTAACCCGCGAACAAGCACATGCTCTCATGGCTCTTTGGAAAGCTGAAGACGAAATGGAAGCATTGCAGAACAAAAATCTTGCTAAAGCACAAAAACAAATTTACCTTGGAAATTGAAAGGTCAGTATGTCCGACAGGAAACCAAAGTTTAGAATCAGTGATGTGGAACGTGGCGTTGAAAATGAAGTCATCGCGATTACCATTGAAGGCACATCAAATTATAATCGCAGAGTGAGGTAATTATGATTCACCAGTCTGTAAGTTTACACAATGACAAAACCGAAAACGGGAAAGTTCACGACAAAGTTTATTATATCCAAATTGTTGATGGCCCTACGACTGGTAAGTATACTGTCTCTTTCCAATATGGAGCGCGAGGCGGAAAATTGACTTGGGGAAACCGCGATGGTTCGTGGAAAAAAGAAGATGTAAGTCTGTGGGAAGCAGAAACATATTTTTCTAAAAAGAAAAAAGAGCAAATAGCAAAGGGTTATCATGTTATTCCTGATCCCGAAGATTTGCTTTGCTTGATTGGGTTTACATTCTAATAGAAAGGTTTGGGGAGTTGGTGGAACGGCAGACACGGCCAGCCAAAAGCTGGTGACTGAGATAGGGCGGGAGGCGCGAAGTGACGACTTCATATGCGCTACTTCCTGTTTGGGTTAGAAGCTACATGACGATGTATTAAAGACCCTTAACTGATAATCAAAGTCAATTGTAGGTTCGAATCCTGCACTCCCCACCATATTTTGAAAGGAATAAATGAAAATTCTGACTGATGAGCAACTTCAAAATTTGAACACTCAGCGACTTACTGCCCTAAGACAGCGAATCAGAAACACCGTGTCTTTTCTAAAATCAGATTTTGGTGGTTGCAATTTTGATTTGAATGGAAAGAAATTGATTGCTTATAAACCATATCTAAAAGCAATCAACAAACTTTTGAGGACACGAGAACAAAATGACGAAAAGTGACGAATACGAATTTTTAGCTAAGCTACTTTCGCCTGAGCCACTTTTGTTATATAGAAATATTGAGTATTATGTATTAACAAAGTCTGATGAGGCGATATTACAAAGTGAAATTTACACAACTGTACCTTCATATGTATCAAGGGCGTACACTAAAAAGGGTGTTTGGAAACGGGCGTGTGAAAATCTCGAAAGGAATAAATGAAAATTCCGATTGATTATCAACTTCAAAATTTGAACACTCAGCGACTTACTGCTTTGAGGGAATCCGTAAAAAATGGTATTGGATTTAGAAATTTCTACACAAAACAACCTCCAGAAGCATTATTTCTGAAAAATTATCTGAAAGCAATCAACAAACTTTTGAGGACACGAGAACAAAATGAAAAGGTCTGAACGCAGAAAATTCGTTAATGATCTATTGAGTTATTTGGCGTGGATGAAGTCCAAAGAAAATGCTGATAGACTTGAAGACAAAGGTATGATGAAAAGTGGTATTGTCCACGATGCTCTTGTTATGACTTTTGACTTTGCTGAAAAAGAAGGAATATCGCTAATTCAAATATTAGATTGGCTCGTGCTTAGTATTTCAAATCAAAGAACTGGGAAGGTTAAAGAAGATTTTTACAAAATTTGGCAGATAGTTGAAATTCTTGCAGAAAAAGATTTTGAAAAACGGAAAGGTGTGTCAGTATAAATGAGCATTCTCACATTTGACAAACCGAAAAAGCTTCTCTCTCCTTCCGACCCAAGGGCTGGACAACCATATGCTCTAAATATGTCCACCAAGGATATGAACAAGTGGAAGGCTAAGAAAATTGGCGGTAACGATCCGCGAATTGAGATTCGTAAAAGCATTCACGGTCACGATCCTGCCATTGAAAAGATTCGCAAAACTCGTGGATACAGTGATGGCAAGAGCAAAGAACCAAATGCATCAGCACAAATTTTGCTTATTGTCCGACCAAACGGGGATACAGTAATGTCTGCAAATGGCCGTATGACATTTGATGGAAAAACCTGGCACGAGTTGGAAGTCGCACGAAAAGAAGCGTTTATGGAATTGATGCAAGATGAATATCTCGCGACACATCCTAGTGTAAAATGGAATCCATATTGCACTAATATGTAAGCTAAAAGGATGAACACTAAATGAAACAGTTAAAACCAATTTTACGAAAAGGGCCACGATTCTTAATACTTTTTGAATTTGATTTGGATAATGCTTCATTTCATCTTGATATCAACCGTGGACGTTGGAGAATTTGTCTTTGGTATGTAGCCCTTAATCTTTTTTGGGGCAAATACAGAGATGACATAATTGATATATTTAAAGCTGGCTTGAAGGTATAACTATGATTGCTCTCGCGTTACACATTACGTTTGATTTTTTGATAATTGCAGTTGGATTTTATATCTTTGCGGCAACTCGTGGATCACGCAATTTCTATCCACTAGTAGCAGGAATGATTGTTGCTTTTGGAATTATGCGCCTCTATGTTTTGCTGCAGATTTTTTTCTGGTTTCTATGACAATCGCTGATGCTGTTGATAAGAACGAAACAAGCATTCAAATTGGAGATTATGTAAAATTTGAATTGTTATATCATCAAATTGTTGCTGGCGTAATCATTGATATTACTGTCAAAAGGATTCTTACAGTTGTTATTCTTCGCCTAGATAAACAGTATTTCCGAAGAAATTATTTGGTTGAAAAAATAACTGACGCCGAGTATATGTTGTTCATGCTGGAGCAATAATGAAGCAAAAATATTACGACAAGAATAGCAGGGAACTGAAAATTGGTCAACTTGTTGCGACTAGATATAATAATGCTATCGGAAAACTCATTAGAATTTCTCCAGATGATGGAGAAATTTATTGTTATCTTAAATATTACGCGGTCGCTCAGCGGCCCCACTGGAAGTCCAAGTATAAAGATAATATTGATGGTTGGTATCCAGATGGCTTGACCATTATAACAGATGAAGAGGCAATGTTATGGATGTTGGAGAACTAATGATAAAAGAAATGAAAGGATTTTGCTTCTTGTTTAGCGAAACCGGAACCGAAGGTGGTTGGTGGGCAATGCAAGAAGATGGCTTCATGGATAAAGATGGAATCCACTGTAGTTATGATGGATTGCGTGAACTTCAAGAGAACGATGATTTTACCGTGTATACTGAAGACGGAAGTATATTATGGCAAGGTATCATTCATCAAGATAAGAAAACTAATCTAATTCCACGACAAGTGCTTAACAAAAAAGGTAAGATAGTAAATAGTCGAAAGTGGAAACAACAAATGGTGTCCTATATGTGGGTACATTGGTTACAAGCCAAGGTTGACCCTGAAGTTTGGAATGAATTATTTGCTGGTAATAAACGATGCTTACTCAAAAGGGAAAACGATGAAACAGTATCCTGAAATCGACGGCAGTAACAAAGCACCAATTGGTGCCTCTTGCTTGGCATTTGTCAAGTATGATGGTAGCAATTTGCGATGGGAATGGTCGTCTAAAAAGGGATGGTATAAATTTGGGACTAGAACTCGACTTTTTGATCATACTGATGAAATTTTTGCAGAAGCGATCCCGCTATTTCAGGACACACTTGGGCCAGAACTTGAAAGACGAATCAAGGAGATTGAACGTGGTATACAGAATGCAATTGTTTTTACTGAATTTTTTGGTCAAAATAGTTTTACAGGCATCCACAATCCAACCGATACAAAAGAGTTGAGATTGTTTGACGTAAATCTCTACAAGCGTGGTATAATGAAGCCACGACAGTTTTTGAAGAATTTTGATGATTTACCATTTTCCGCACAAGTAGTTTACGATGGAACACTCAACCAGGATTTCATTAGCGATGTTCGTAATGGTGTTTATTCTGTGGTTGAGGGAGTCGTTGCCAAGGGCGATGATTTTATGTGCAAAATCAAAACAAATACATACTTGACCAAATTGAAGGAGACTTATCATGACGGATGGAAAAATTACTGGGAATAAAGTTAACCCAAAAATTTTGAATCAAATGAATGATTTGATCGTAGAAGTATTGACACTCAAGCAATTGTATTTAGATGGCGATCTAACCTCTGCGTATGAGCAACTTACAAAAATTGCGGATACTGGCGGTGATATTTGTGATAAACTTGGAGATGAGCAAGACGATGATTTTGATTATGAAGCGTTTAAAAATTTGCCTCCAAAGAATCCTGATCTACAATTGAAAAGGAAATCATGATTATTAATTTTGAAAGAATTAAAAAAGCCTCAAACGCAATACATCCAAGACAAAAACATCATTACGAAATATCGTTTGAATATTGGACGCTTGCACGAACCGAAAGCCGTACATTAGCATTTATTGTTTGGTGGTTGCTTAAAATATGGAGATTCGGCAACGGATGTTGCTTGGCAATATTTCTTGACAAACATTATGTTGAAACGATAAGACCAAAAAGAGAATTTTGAAAGGATAATTATGAAATTGTTAAGTACCCTATTACTCATTTTTATATGTGCTTGCGGGAGTTCAAAATCATGGAATCCCGAAGTTAAAAAGGCTGTATATATCCGTCAATATTGTGTTGCGGTTAAAACTGTAAAAGCAGGAAAAAATTGGAGTGAGTATTCTAACGGCGAGGTTTTTCACGAAGCAGGAAAGTTCTATCAATGTCCAAATATAGATAATCAGATATTTTTAGGTGATGATGAAATTCAACCAACTGATCCACAAGTAATTTACAATCAATAAGGATCAAAATATGACCACGGAACAAAAAGAGAAATCAACGCAATGTCGCAGTATGAAATGTGTAAATTGTGGAGATTTGCGAAGTGTCCACATCCTCTACTTCAAGATGATACTGGCGATTATTTTGCACACAAGTTATTTCAAGACTATGGCGGATTTACACCTGAAATCAGTAAAAGTATTGGATGGAATCGTGAAAAATAAACTAATCAAATTTTGGCAAGCATGTTGCACTTTTATAAAGGCATTTCAAGGTCCAGTTATGTGTGATATTGAACGAGATATGGCTGAAGATCGTAGGAAATGTCTAAAAGACGAAAATTTTAACAACTTTTTGCCATTATTGACAAAAAACCCCTTGACAAATGATAAATAACTGTGTATACTAATAATTGAAGGTTAGGAAAAATGACGCTATTTAGTACATCTCGCCCCACACTTGCAAACTACCGCTCATGCGCTAGTCAATTTGCACCATTTGGTGGAGGCATGTAAGAGGTTTGGATAGTAGTATTTTTCCAGCCTCTAGCCAAAAGTTAGAGGCTTTTGAGTTTTTGGAGTAAAAATTTTGGGTCATGGGACTGCTTGGCGTGGTCGTCTCACTTGCAATGAGAAATTCGAAGGGTTCAAATCCCTTATGATCCACCAAAATTTTGTTGTAATGCAAGTATGGGTGAGTGGCTAAAACCGTTTGTCTGTAAAACAAATGCCCCCTGGGGCTACGAAAGTTCGAATCTTTCTGCTTGCACCAAGTTTTGTAGCATGTTCGTCTAAGGCGCTGAATTTCTCGTAAGCCTTGAGAATTCGAGGACATTTATCTCAGGATAAATAATGCAACTTCGCCAACTGCACATGCTGTGAAGAGAATTTATGGGTCGGTAGCTTAATTGGGAAAGCAGTTCTTTCGCAAAGAACAAGATGGAGTTCAACTCTCCCCGTATCCACCAATTTGCTGGGCGTAAGCAAGTAGGCCACAAATTTATTTGAGTCGATTCGGTGTTCAGCAAAATATTAGAGGTACAATGCGAAGAGAAACAGAAGATGGTTATCGCAGAACGAATAGAGAAATGGTGCAAGAACCAAAAGGGTCTGGAATTTGTCCCTGTGACCGATTTTGGGTAAGAAGTGGTTCTAAATGTCCTTTCTGTGGTTGTAGAATGGATTTGAAGAAGACTATGAAAAAGATTGTTGTAAAAGATTAAATATGGTCCCATAGCTCAATGGACAGAGTACCGGTTTACGAAACCGATGATACAGATTCGACTTCTGTTGGGATCACCAAGTTTAGAATGAGGATACACTATTACAATGATAAAAATAAGACAATGTAAACATTGTAATGTTCAAATAGAAAGTGGAGTTTCAGATTTTGCCAATCATACTAGATGGTGTGCTAAAAATCCAAAGGTTGCAGATTATAAAAAAGATAATGCAACACGAGGACAAAAAATAATTGCATCAAGATTTGGTACATTTCAAAATTATGATGTAAAATGCAACGTATGTTCTAAATGTTTTCAAGTCAATGAACGAGAAAAAATTTTTCCAAGTAAGAAAAAATATTTCTGTTCTAAAATATGTGCTTGCTCTGTTGGTGGAAAGGCAAGAGCAATCAAACATTACTTGGCAGACTCAGATGTAAGTTATTTAGTGGTGGCTTGGAGATATCATGAAAGAAAATGTGTTGTTTGTAAAGAAGTAAATGTTGTTGCTGTTCATCATTTAAATGGAAATCATGATGATAATGATCCAAAAAATTTAGTTCCGTTATGTCCTACGCATCATACATATATGCATAGCAGACATAAAACAAAGATTATCAATATAGTCAATGACTATGTTGTAAAGAAATGGAGTTTGAAATATGGGTCGTAGGACTACTTGGGGTGGTCGCTTTCATGGCATGAAAGATACTCAGGTGGGTTCAATTCCCACACGATCCACCAAGTTTGTACGATGATGTGGAAACACATTGACGGTGGTAATCAATTCGGAATGTGAGGGAGGACACCACCCGATAGCACATAAAACGAATCGTCGTACAAAAATTTTAGCTCCGAATACTACCTTACGCTTCTGGCCTCTCACACAGTCATGCCATTGAAAGTTGAAGTATTGGAAAATCGGAACTAAGTTTTAAGCAATTGTTATGACAAGCAAACCTAGACTTTGAATCTATGGTAATACCAAAAAGTTTTACAGTCATAAAATTGTTTGTAATACGTCCCAGATTGTTGGGTCATGAGTTGGATTTGAAGCCAAACATGGACAGGTTCAATTCCTGTTAGGGACGCCAAATTTAGTAGTTTTGCCCGAATGGTGGAATGGCAGACATAATGCGCTTAGAACGCATCGCCGCAAGGCATGGGGGTTCAAATCCCTCTTCGGGTACCAAATTTGAAGGAGTGTTATGAAACTAATTCAGGCACTAATCAAGCAAGGAAATAGCCATATGATTACTTGGCTACCAGCAGATCGAAGATTGAAACTCGGCTGTGAAATTGAACTTGATAAAGATGTAAACGATAGATGGAAGATTAGTGAATTGTATATGACCACGGATTCAGAAAATATTCAACGTGGTTGGGGTTTGAATCTTCCAAAGAGTGTAAGAACTGAGTTATAAAATCTCAGTAGGGGTCGGGCACGTAAATCCTCTAGCATTTGGCAGTGATCCGTTCCGTTGTATAATTGGCTGGCCACCTTTGATATGATGCAGGGATTTGAGTAAGTCCTATAAATGTTCCGTCTAGCGACGGCTTAGTTTTATCAGGGGGTAGTGTAGAGGCAGCATCCAAGTTCTGGAAACTTGTGGCGGAATATCGTAATTTCCTTCCCTGACCAATTTTACTGTTGTATGCCGTATCTTTATACTGACTTGGGTAATACGCCTTGTGATCGGTTCAAGACTAACATATGACGGTGGCGCTATAAACGGACTTGTAGCTCCAAGGTAGAGCGCTTCCCTGAAGAGGAAGGCGGTGCTGGTTCAAGTCCAGTCAAGTCCACCAATTTTAAGAGGAAAGGAAAATGAAATTGTTCAATCATGACGAAGATATACAGTATTTCAGAGAGGTAGCGAATACTGTGCCGAAAAAGAAAGAATATTGTGAAAAAACAATTAAGTTGCTTGAAGAAGCACACGCAATTGTAACAGCAAAGAAAAAGTATTGCTAAATATCTGTAAATAAATTTTATCCGGGTGTAGCGCAGCCTGGTAGCGCGTTCCGTTTGGGGCGGAAAAGTCGCAAGTTCGAATCTTGCCACCTGGACCATTTTGAATCAGTACATTCGAGTTTTTCATCTCCGAGCATAAATACTTGCATGAAAAACAATATGAAAGAAACAGAATACTATAAAAGTGGGAGACAATTAATAAGTGTTGTAAACGCTGGAAAAATCGGTAATTCTGTTAGTTCGCAAGGAGCAAAAAAATTTAGGGAAGAATATGATACAAACCCAAATATTTGCGCTAACTGTTCAACCGCTTTGAATTTTTACAAACGAACATATAAATTTTGTTCGTCATCATGTGCGGCAACATTTAATAACACGCATAAAACAACAGGAACGCGCAGATCAAAACTTGAAACTTTTCTGGAGGAACAAATTCGTAATACCTATCCAAATTTGGAACTACTTTGTAACGATAAAACAGCAATCAATTCAGAATTGGATTTTTATTTTCCTGAATTGAATCTTGCCATAGAACTTAATGGTATATTACATTTTGAACCAATTTATGGATCAAAAAAATTAGAACAGATTCAAAGTAATGATACTAAAAAATACTTTCTCTGTTCACAAAAGCAAATTAATTTGGCAATTATTGATTCTTCGACCTGTAAGTATTTGAACCAAAGTTCTAAAGACAAATATTGGAAGTTGATTGAAAATATTATTCAAAAAGCAAAGTTATATCGGGGTATAGTGTAGTGGTCGCACCCAAATTTCGGGAATTTGTAGAGAGGTTTCGATTACCTCTACCCCGACCAAAATTTAGAAATGCCGTGATAGCTCAGTTGGTAGAGCATTGGTTTTGTAAACCAAATGTCGCAGGTTCGATCCCTGTTCGCGGCTCCAAAGTTTCCGTCGCATTGTGGATGTGACACAAGTGGCTTGGCAGGTGTTCGGGTCATAAGCTCATCGAAGATTGTTGTGGACACGATAACAATTGGGCGCTCAGGAAGCCAATGAGATAATGATTTCACTGTAATCTTAGCGGATCACAGAATAATCATCGACGGAATTGATTTAGCGGGTATATATCAATGGTAGATTAGAACTTTGCCTAAGTTCAGATATGGATTCGAGTTCCGTTACCCGCTCCAAAGTTTAGATTCACGGCGCTGTAGCAAAATGGTAATGCAAGGGCCTGCAAAGCCTTTACTCGGTGGTTCGATTCCACTCAGCGCCTCCAATTTGGGCAGAGGAATGATAACGACTGCCATAGACGACAGCTAAAAAGTGAAGTTTGGAACATCTGAGTAGGCCCACCGAAAAGCCAAATGATGTACTAAGTAAGTTGCGCGGATAATCAAAGCGTTATCTTACTGCCATGCATTTTTATTGCAATTATGCATGGCAGGACATAAAATTTAAGGGAATTACGCAGTTAACTCCCTTGGAGAAATGAACCCATGAAACTCCGGTTTTCCATAGACGAAGCCGAGGCCGCACGTGATGAGTGGGGTTTTAACTGCGGACCCGCAGCGGTTGCCTCTATCTGCGGACTTTCGCTGGCTGAGTTGCGTCCACATCTGGGTGATTTTGAACTGAAGGGGTATACAAATCCTACCCTCATGGCTCAGATTCTCAAGAGCGTCGGCGCTAAGGTGATCGAGTTTGGCAGGCTTAACTGGCGGTTTGAGATGGAGCGCACAGGGAGAGCGCCGTGGCCCAGATATGGCCTTGCGCGGGTTCAATGGGAAGGACCGTGGACGAAAGACGGTGTGCCGATGGCCGCCCGTTACCGAGCAACGCATTGGGTCGGAGCGAGCTATGTAAACCTAGACAACATTGGCATCTGGGATGTGAACTGTTTGAACAACGGGACCGGATGGGTTGGGCTTGGTGAGTGGACTAACACGCTGGTTCCGTGGCTATTGAAGGAACTTTATCCACGCGCAAGTGGCAAGTGGCACTTGACGCACATCGTCGAAATCGAACAGCCAAGGGACTGAAGTATATAAGTCCCAAATTTAATACGCGGTTATGGTGTAGTGGTAACATTTTTGGCTTCCACCCAAACGTCGTCGGTTCAAATCCGACTAGCCGCTCCAAAGTTTAGATTTATGTTGGGGAACTCTAAGTAGATTGAGCGCGGTCTGCAAAACCGTTGAGAACCGTAAAATCGGTCTAGTGGGCGCAAGTCCCATCCCCAACTCCATTTTAGAAATGCGTTTGTGGTGGAACGGCATACACGATGGTCTAAGAAGCCATTTCCAGTAATGGATTGAAGGTTCAAATCCTTTCAGACGCACCAAGATTTAGAAAGAAATACAATGGGATATTATGAAGACAATTCGGGTATTGATGATGATGCCAAATATCAATGCATGAAACGTGATTGTCTACAAGAAATGTTTGGGTATCAACTATTACCCATTGTTCACGAAGTGCTAAAAGACGATCCAACACACCCATATGGTGTAAGTGGAACTGGGAAATTTAAATGTAACATACGAAGATGTTGCTATTGTAGAGGAACGGTGAAGAAAATTGAATAAAGAAAATCTAGTTGCATTTTTGTATATGTTGATGCGTGATTCACTACCGACAGGAGAAGTTGCAAGATTGGTAGTGGAAGTTGAAAAAACAAAGGGTCAAGAAATAGCATTTACTAGCAAAGGTTTAGAAGCATACGCAAGAGAATTATCGGATAGATTGCTTTCTGATAAATAGTTTTATGGAGAGTTGGGTGAGTGGTTTATACCAAGACTTTGCTAAAGTCTCGAACCTGAAAGGGTTCCACAGGTTCAAATCCTGTACTCTCCTCCATTTTGAAAAGGAGAAATTTAATGGACAACAGAGAATATTTGAATTATGAAAATATTGATATTCCAGAATTAACTGATTATCGAGGCACTTTAAAAGAATTCGCTACAATTGTATTAGCGTTAATGAAGGAATATGGTCCTAATGCCAACATAAGCATTCACCCAACAATTGACGAAACAGCGGAAGTGTCAATTAGAATTGACAAAAGGCTGAAGAGGTAAATGAAAGAAGTATGGCAAGTTGATGTTGGTTATTTTTGTGCAGGAATTATAACTGAAAATGAAAAAGTAACAGTTGCCGCACCGATACTAAATTGGGCTATAGGTAAATCAGTTACTTCTGTTGAAACTTGGATAAGAAACAAAAAAGGTAAGATTGTAAAAAGCAAGATGGAAGAGTGAGCGGAATGGCATCGCACCTGCTTGGAAAGCAGACTCACGTTGGATAAAACCATCGTGTGCAGGTTCAAGTCCTGTCTCTTCCGCCAAATATTATGAACATAACACCCAATGCGTGGAAGCATATTGAAGAAATTGTAAATGATAAATGCCTCAGAGTTGGTATTAGAGGCGGCGGGTGTTCAGGCTTATCTTATGTATTTCAGCTTGATACTCCAAGAACAAGGGATTTAATTTTTGAACTGAATAATATTAAGGTTTTGGTTGATCCAAAATCGAATGTGTATTTGAAAGATGTGACACTTGATTATGAAGAGACGTTGATGCGTCAAGGTTTCAATATTATCAATCCACGAGCAACAAAAAGTTGTGGATGCGGATCAAGTTTTTCAATTGGGTAGTTAATTGTAGCGGTTCTACAACCTTGTTTCGAAAACAAGCGGTACCGAAAGGTATGGAAGTCGGCATTTCAGCTACCCGCCATTTTAGGACTTATCAAATTCGATTCCTCGTCTTGCATAAATACATATAGGAGAATAATTTTATATGTATTATTTGATTTACGAAACAACAAATTTGATAAATGGAAATTTTTATGTTGGTGCTCATCAAACTAAAAATTTGAATGATGGTTACTTAGGGTCAGGTAAATATTTTCGTCATGCATTAAAGAAATATGGAGACTCAAACTTTTCTCGTAAAATATTATTTGAATTTGATAATCAACACGATATGTTCGTCAAAGAGAATGAAATTGTTGATGAAGAGTTTGTATCTCGTAAAGATACTTACAATATTAAACTGGGCGGAAGTGGAGGATTTGATCATCTAAATTATGGGACGGCGAAATCAAAAAATCTAAGATTTGATCCAGAATATCAAAAAAATATTTCTTGGCTTTCACATCCAGAGAAATATGGAGTTGCTGATGTTCAAGAATGGAGAAGAAGAGGACAAAAGAAAATACAAGAATTAATTGATATAGGTAAATTTAATCCTACAAAATGGTTTGATGAACATCCTAAAATACGGCAAAAAGGATTAGACAAAATGAACTCGCCAGAGGCGATGACAAAAAGAATTAAAACCTTTCACGCAATGGGGCATCAACAAGGAAGCAAAAATTCACAATATGGAACTTGTTGGATAACTAATGAAATAGAAAATAAAAAGATCAAAAAAGAAAATATTTCAGAATGGTTTAATAAAGGTTGGAAATTTGGTCGAATAAAAACGGAGAAGTGCTAGAGTGGCTGAATAGACTGGTCCTGAAAACCAGCGAACCTGTGAATAACAGGTTCCGTGGGTTCAAATCCCACCTTCTCCTCCAATACCAAAATGTATGAAAAAGAAATTAGCTGACACTTTCGATAAAAACGGAACACCAATCAACAAGGGCGATCTTGTGTTTTTTAATCTTTGGTCTGTGCGTTCTTCTACATGCGAAAAAATAGTTTTAGGCAAAATTAAAAGGATTGATGGCGCGTACATATTTGTTCAAAATGTAAAAAATAAAAAAGATATTTCAGAGTTGTACTCAACTGAAATTGAAAAAGCCAGTGATGAAAAGGCAATGTTATGGATGTTTGAGAATGTTATGGATGTTTGAGAATAAATAAGTCCTTTAGAATGAGAAAATAAATTTTGGTTTTTACTTGCTTTTTAGACCGATCTGCTGTATACTATATATAGTTCTATTGAATGCAAGGAAGCATAAATATTATAGCGGGGTGGTAGCGTAGGTCATACACTAGGCTCATAACCTCAGAGACAAGGGTGCAAATCCCTTCCCCGCAACCAACTTTTGCCAGTGAGGACGAAGTGGATAGTCGCAGCCCTCATAAAGCTGTCGTAGTTGATTCGAGTTCAACCACTGGCACCAATTTAGAAAGGCAATATGTATAACGTACAACAAGCAATAGACGAATCCAATAAAATGCGATCATCTGGTTGTATATGTGATCCTCTTAGTTGTTCTAGTGCGATACCTCCAAAATGTCCAGTGCATTGTTCTTGCATGAAAAATGGACGAGCAATTCCAAATAGCAAAAAGATAGATGGTCAATGCAAAATTTGTGGTAATTGGCCTCTCTATAACGAAAGCGACTTATGATCCTCTTCAAAGGTTCTCCCAAACCAAAAGATGGCGAAGTAAAAATCACAGAAAAATTTGCGTTTTTGCCAAAGCAACTCAAAATTGCCTACAGCGTATATGATCATGACGGCTGGCACTATCAAGCTATTATATGGCTGGAACGCTATGTTGAAACTAAACTATACCATCGTGATGGACAATATTGGCATTTGATGAAACGTGAAAGATACAATGACGCTGTTCTAAATAAGTTTGCGAGTTGAAAGGGCTGTATGATACTTATCAAAAAGAGGAAGAAATCTCAGTCGGGCGAAATCATCTCATAGACCAACGGCTTCCGCCTATGTAGATACCCCTCGGTATTTTGCGGGTAAAGTGTGTGCACACCATGCGGCCAATGGGCTGATCGTGCAGCAGAGCGCCGTTTGTGAATATAACACTTGATATGCACGATCACATGTGCTATGTTATCGTGCATATTCATTGTGACGGAGCCGCAGATTGCGAGGCAGCGGAAGTTGCTTATGAATTAGGATTTACTATCATCGCACATCCTGGTTATCTTCCAAAAAATCCATCATGGAAAGGTTCTCGCGGAAGTTTTGACAAGAATAATATTACTCACCCCGAAAAACCATTTCTAATTCGTGATCACGATATTGTTGATGCCTCTGAAGTGTTGATTGCTACTCCTGCCCAAAAGAATGAAATTCTAAGGTCTGGAACGTGGGCTACTATCCGTTATGGTGAAAAAAGTAAACCTGTTATTATCATTTTTCCTGATGGAGAATGTGAAGTTAGAGGTAAAAGTCTATGCAAAAAGTAACGACACAAGGTTACGAAGTTCTGGCGCGATTGCTAAGTGTTGATCCATTATATCAAATAAAAATTGCTGAAACATATTACATTACTACTACACTAATTGAACCTCATAGTTTTATATGGGATATGCTAAAAATTCGTGGAAAGAATAACCATTTAAAATCATTCGCTATTATTGCATCATCCCACACAGTAAGAGGCGTATGGAAGAAAGCCTGTAAAGTTTTGAATGGCAAGGTTAACAATGTTTGAACCTAAAGCACTAACAGAAAATCAAATCAACTTGTGTGAACAGACAATGAGTTCCAACACCTTTTATATGTTGGTTGGTAATGCATTAGTCAATTCAAAACCACTCTCTGTTGTTCGTATGGGAGATGGAGAGCGACAATTATTGCACGCCGCAATGCAAAGTCCTATACATAATCAAGCAACTATTGAAGAACAGGCTGATCCTATTGGCTGGCTAAAAAGAATGGGTTGCTATGGCATTTCAAATTCAGAACTTATTAATCGGTTGGGATGGGCCGCTGACGAATGTTCTTATTTCGCCCCATCAATTTCTGGTATTCAATTAGATAATTTCAATCTGTACGATTTATTTCAACCTCGCACCAAATATGTAGACAATTTCTTTTGTAATGCTTGGACTGAAGAAATGAAGATTCAACTATTTAACACAGCTAAGCATGTTTTGTTTATTCATAGAAATACATCAGCGGCAGATGCTATGCAAATTCGTGCAAAATATGCATTGGATGTAAAGGTTACATATATCAAGCTGGAATCGTGGACACAATCAGAAGAAGTAATTGAAAAAGGTTCAAAAATTGAAGCCCCATTGGTTCTATTCAGTGCAGGGCCAGCATCCAAATACATTGGTCACAGAATAGCAACTTCTGGAATATCAAAGGTATCTCTTGATATTGGGAACGCGGCTGATTATTGGTTGTTGAATGGTTTAAAGGATATTCCAAATGGTCGCAGATAAATATTGATATGAAGCTTAATGAAATTCAATCAAAAATATTCTATCATGGAAGTGAAATAGAACTTCCGGTTGGCACAATTTTAAAAGCCAGTAATGACTATGAAAATAGATGGCAAGATAACAATTTCTATCAAATCCTTGAAAAATTCAGACCATCAAATCAACTTTCTCACAAGCAATGTGTATTTATGTGTGATAATCCTGATGATCTTGACGCGGCTGGAGGTGGAACAGAATGGGTATTTACTTTAAAACCACTTGGAATAGTACAAAAACATGATATGAATTGGGGTAGCGAAATTGATTGTTTAGTAAGTGATGGTTTTTCCGTGGACTCTCCAGCAGTGCAAAAAGCCGCCGAAAATTATTGGAATAGTATTCCTCATACCAATGAAAGTCTGTGGGAATATCTTACACTAAAGGCGCAAATTTTGAAGGTGGAACCGTTTTAATTTATTTCCTACCTTTCTTCCATCCCTGTTGCAAATAGTCTTCTAATTGTATTGGATAGATTCTTATTGCCTTGTGTTTTTTGACAATCCAAATCATTCCAAAACTTGGGCTTTTCTCTCCAGCAGGACGACGAAACCCTTTATGTGATTTACTTAAATTCAATATATGCTCCGCTGAAAAAATTCTTCCTAAATTTGCTTCACTCATCTTTTTTCGTTGTGATAATGGCTTTGGTTTTCCTTTGTGGAATTCGCTAATTTTCCTTCTGCCCGCTTCGGTAGGAATAATATAACCGCAAGCATTTTGATTGAACCATCTATCGTCTCCAACTACTTTACAACGCTTCAGCACATTTTGTTCCCAATAATATGCTTGTGTAAGGGTATCAAAAGTCCGTCGAATTTCCCATTCAAATGCTGAAATTCCATGATCTTCTAATAATGCCAAAATTTGTTCACTACTTGTTTTATAGTGGATCATAAAATCCTGCATCGGTGTCAACCCTAGCGGAACATTTCCTGCACGAACCCCATAATAAACTTGCCCTGTTGGTTTAAATCTTATCAAATAAGTGTACGGTCTAATCTCATTGATCAGTCGTTGATAACTTGAACTCAATTGTCGTCTTGTTTGAATTCTATTGGCAATTACTTCTTTTTCATATTCTTCTTTCTTTTGCTTCAAAATAATTGCGGAGGCATCGCGAGCCTCTTGCATATTTGGAGCATATCCATGTGAACCAATATATGATTGAATTGCCTTATCACGAAGTTTTTTGGATTGGAATGGTCGTTCAACTCCATATTTTTCCTGCATAGTTTTTTTACATTTGTCTTGTACTATTGGATTATCTAATGGAGAAGCGTATCCAGTTTTTTCAAGCATTTTACAACGAATTTCTTCAAGTTTTTCTGGGTTTTGCATTGCGTTTGGAGCGCCATATTTTTCCAAACAAGTATTACGTTGGTTAATCAACATAGTTTTTTTGATTTCTGGATTATTTTGCCAAAATTGAGATAATTTGGTTGCCTGACTTTTAGCCTTGCAATCCTTATTACCACAAGTCGGCCAATATCCTTTTACATAGGTTTTGAATAATCGTTTCTTCCCACAAATACAAGTAGGTGGCTCAATATTGTAATGAATACAGAAAAACTGTTCTCCAATAGTGGGACAATTTCGTGTTTCATTCCATTGTTGCAGAAAAATTTTCAAATTTGGTCTACAAGTGGCGAGGCGACCAAAACTTTTTGGACCATATTGTGTAATTAGTTTGTTTATTTCGTTTATCATAATAACATCCTAACATCTATTTATATAGAAGTCAAGAAATACTTTTGATAAGGACGACAGTTGATATATTGTTGAGGATAGGTAGACCAAACAAAAAGCCCTTGATTTTCATCAAGGGCTGATTGGTTATAACTTGTTTGTTTTGTATTAGCTGAAGCTCAAGTTCGCGACGGCAATCGAGCTGAGATAATCGCCAGCATTACCAAGTGAGGAACTGGAGTTTGTAAGTTCTACATATCCATAACGGGTCAAGAAACTCGTTACTGGTTCGAAGGTAACTGGGTCAAGTACGACACCAGAACTCATCAAAGGAATGTATGGGCAGTAGAAGGCGGCTGCATCAGATTCCGAAGAACCCTTATAACCAACCAACACTGGAACTGCATCGTTTGCATAACCATTGACGTAAACCTTCAATGAGCCATTCAAAGTTCCGACAAACTTGGTGTTTGTTGGTGCTTCAAAGGTACCTTCAGTTGTACGAGCAAATGCAGAAGTTGTTGCGCTCTGCAAAACGGTAAGAGCAATTGGACTAACAACAGCCCAGTTACCTGCACCACGACGAGTGCGCTGTGCGATCAAGTTGCTTGCGCGATTGATCATGATTGCCAAAGCTGCGTGTTCGTCACCAACATATGTTGCGGTACCGCTAACCAAAGACTGATCAAATGTCTGATCTGTACCGGAAAGCGAGTAGAGCGAACCAAGAATTTCCTGGTCGATTTCTGCTGTGATTTCCTGTGCCAAAGCAGCCATGATTTCGGCTTCGATGTCGATTCCGTGCATTGCTTGTGCGTCTTGCGCGGCTTCAAATGTCCAACGGGCAGAAAGCTTACGGCTCTTGGCTTCAACTGTCTGACGAAGAATCTGAACATTGATCTTGTTACCTGCTACGCCTTCCAAGTTTGCTGTCCAATCTGCCTGACCAGTAGTTGCACTACCAGAATAAGCTGTTGCAATCTTGAATGGTGACAAAGCTTCATCACCGGCATTTACGCTTGTGTTCCATGGATATGGAGCAGAAACGTTGTCAGTCTGACCATAACGGACACGAAGTGTCTGAATCTGGCCTACTGGACCTGTCATTGGCTGAACACCAACCAACTCGTTAGCAATAACGGTTGGCATTACACGTCGAATGACTGGTAGAATAACGCGGTTAAGGGTTGCAATGTTACCAGCAGATGTAGAACCTGTGGTAGCACTTTCACGCAATTGCTTGCGCGTGTTCTCTAGGACTACACTCATAACCGTTTTGCGATTTCCTGTTAGTCCTTCGAGCAGGGCGTTCTTGGTATCGGCCCAACGATTTTCCAATAATGGTGTTGACATTGTTTTCTCCTTTAATTTGTTACAGCAAATCAATTAATTTGCTGTTAGCCCTGCCAAACGTTTGATTTCGCTTAGTTCGGTTTCGTCCATTACGACAACTTTGTTAGTTTTATCCCCAGTTGATTCGTGCAACATATCCTTACCAATTTTTACAACTGGCTTCTCTCTGTTGTTGAGAACTGCTGGAAGATATTTGTTATAGGCGGTGCGCAATCTATCTGTCTGCGTACTTTCTAATAGTTGACTCATTACATCACGCTTTTCTTTCCCAAGAGGACTTAGTAATTCGGAAAGAAGTTGCTCTCTCTTGGTACGATCCTCAAGCTTTTTCAAATCCTGATTCTTTGATTCAACTAATTTGTTCTTGGCTACAATCTCTTTACGAGATTCAGCAAGATTCTTTTCGGCTACTACCTTTGCTGCCTTTAGCTTCTTGACTTCAACATTTTCGTTGAGGTAAGTGCCAGTAAATTCTGTTGCAAAGGCTTCAAAAATCTTTCGGCCAAAATTATTTTCACGAGCCACTTTAATATCATCATGAAGCTGAGTAATTTCGTGATTGAGAGTCTCAGAAACGATCTTAGTAACTGCTTCACCGCTACGTGCTACAAACTTCTTCTTCAATTCTGAAAGTTGAATCTTTGCTTCTGCAATCAACTTGACACGAGTTTCACGAAGTGCTTGCTTATCTTCTGAGAATTCATTAATCTCTTCTGCAAGAGCGCTCATAACAAAACGCTCCAACTTATCTTGATGTGCTGAACCCTTCTTACGATCTGTAGCAAACTCTGCTAATTCTTCTGCCAAAGCGCGAGTTGCAAAAGCGTTGAACTTCTTGGCTGCGTTTCGTGTTTCCTTGACTGTGCCAATCTTCAACTTTGCTAATTCGTTTCGTTCTGTTTTGACTTTTGTGATTTCGGTATTGAGCGTTTCATTAACCATCTTGTCAAGAGTCTTGATCATAACCTCTTTATCGTGTTCGTAACGGCCGGCAAATTCTTCGCGAATTTCAGTTCTTACAGAAGTCTGAAGTTCCTTGAGTTTTGCTTCCCACGCTTCTTCGATGGCACCACGAGTGGATTCATTTATTAATCCGCTTTCTAGCAATGGCTGTAGGGCATCCAACATAATGTGTCTCCTAATTGAATATATTTACTGTGTTTACTAATTATTAGAGCTATAATGCACATTTTTGATGGTTTTTGTATAATATAGCTCACTTTTACCAAATTATTATATATGCATCCTATAAATTAATGATTATTTCTTATCCTTTCTCCCGAAACAATCCTTACAAAAAATTTTCTTTCCTTTAGCAGTGGAAGTTTTATAAGGAATTGGTCCACCACAGCCAGAACAATTTTCACCATGTACTATTTTTGTCTTTTTGTCTTTCTTATCCTTACCTTCGGCTAATTTCTTAGCGAATGAACCATGCTTTGAAAATGGACCCGGAGTTGATTCTTTTACATTCTTTTTCTTTGAATCTTTGCCTCCATGAATACTACAATTTGGGTTAACTTTTTTACTGGTTGGACATTTACATCCTTTCAATCTTTCATTTTTCCAATCAGAAGATTTACCTTCAAGGAAGGGGCCAGGAATAGTAGCGTTATCACTCTCAATACTACCTATACGATCATCTGTTGATGCCACTTCATCTTGAGGAAGTAAACCTTCTTTTCCCAAATAATCCATAAGATGTTCTTCTATCCACTGATCAGGATCGCCAGTTCTTGCTTTTGCTGTTCCATAAGGCATATCAGGTGAATAATATTCATATAGAGCATATTGAAATTCTTTACTAAGGTTAAATAATTGCTCACCTTCAATAAATTGATCAACATCCGGTGAATACTGCTGAAGGATAGCTTCCAACTTGTGATGAACGCTTTCTTTAAGAGTTGACTCTTTTACGTTCTTTTTATCTTTTGCTTTCTCATCTTTTTTCTTGCCTTCATTAAGCAAGGTGTTACGATATTTTGCCATTGTTTCTGTTAAAGTTGTCATTTTGATCCCTCGATACTCCTTACTATTTACCAATTATTTCTGAATTGATCCGGATCCATTTGTCTATTGTATTCCGCTTGCCAACCAGCATCAGAATTTTGCTGTTTCAAATCAAAAATTTGTTTTTCAAGATATGCGATATATTTGTCCATTTGATAAGCATCATAAAATTTATCATCTGTTTCAAAAGCGCCATTTTGTGCTACGGGTTTTTTTGGTGGGAATCCTAATGGAGTTACGGCTTCTTTAAAAATGGCGAGATATTTTTCTAATTCTTCTCTAAGTTCCATTATTATCTCCTTTATTATCTCCTTGGATATTTCTGTTCGTCACCTAATTCTATATTGTGAAGCGATCCCTTTATGGCTGGTTTTCTTGCGACATCGTTTCCAACAGACTTGAACACTACATTCTTTCCAAACACGGCGGCGAGTGCCTTATCAGAGATTGGAAATCTACCTTGCATTTGACCGCACGCTAAACAAAGGTCGCCCTGAACATAATCTCCGTAACCATCATTCTGATCAATGCCGATTCCAGCAGGAACATAGCCATCTAATTCTATACCCTTGAATGATGTGTAGCATAAATCACTACATTTGCCACTGAAAGTAAGGATTTTATCTGAACCACATTTTTGACATTTACCTTGACCTTCCAACAAAGGCTTTTTATCTTCACTAAAAATGTCGCGGTACTTCTCAAGTTCTTCTCGGAGTTCCATTACTGCTCCTTAACGAATACACCAATTACATCACGTTTTCTATTTTTTAATTTTTCTCTACGACTAATTGCGCGTTCTAAACCATATATTTCTTCCCAAGTTTGTTTTTGCTTTGTCAGGTTATTTGCCTTCTTAGTTACACTAATTTTCTCACATACTTCTTTTGGTCGAGTTTTACCTCGCAATAACGCTGCCCGTTTTTCTACCACCGCTGGCGACTGTGGGCCAAATTTTCTTCCTTTATTTAAACTAATACATCCCGTTTTAGCAATACTTTCTAACTTCGCTGAACGTGCCACAATCAAACTCGTTTCTTTTGTTAATCCTTTATTCCAAGGTTCTTTTCCTTTTCTATTACCCACTTTTCCAACAAATGACCATTTACCATTACCGTTATGTAGATTATAACACATTGGATCGTGCTTAGCATCCAAACCAATCAGTACTTGGGTTTCATATGGTAATGCATCTATTGGATCAACCATTAATAAAATAGTTCTATTCCAGTTCGCGGGATTCTCTCGTATCAAAGTTTTAACTAACTTACTGGAGCAAATATATCTATCATTAGGATGACATCCTTTACTTGCATGAGAACCAATATACCATTTTCCAGTTGAAAGCTCTGTCCATTTATATACAAATGCTTGTGTTTTCTTTTCCATTACCTCTTTAGTTCCTTGATAAACCTTGTAAGCTGTTCAGTTAAATATTTTTGAACGCGGGGATTATGATTAATTTCTTCTGCTATTTCAAAAGCTTTATATCCGCCGCGAGAATTAAGCAACGATTCATATACGGGTTTTGGCCATGCATTCATCGCACTTGGCTGGGCAACTACATCTACTGTAATAATTTCAAACTCGCTTACCTGACCAGTACTTTCATTGACATTACCACTACCACGACTACTAACGCCAAGTTTTGCGCCACTTTCAATGATTGAACGAATAATATTTCCCATTGGAGTAGAAAGAACTTTCAACTTACCAAGTCCATTGGCCCCTTCCATCCACATTCCAGTAATTATATGACTTACACGATCCAAACTAATTTTTAGATCATCCGGATGATCTAATTGTCCATACACAGGTATATCAGTTTCAATCAATGTATTCAATGATGTAACAGCATTTTGAATTTCTGAAACTGGATAAACTCGCTGATTATGATTGCGAATATCTCCCTGAATAAATATTCCCTTCATGTATAAATCTTTCTTTTTTTGTCCCAAAGCGTCAACTGATTCTAAAATTTCCGTGGACATTGACGAAGGATTTTGATATTCCATTAACATCTGTTTGTTCATAGGTTAACCTCATAGTATCTGTTGTATTTATATACAAACTAAAATTCGGCTGAATACTCAGCCGAATCTTGGTCATAAATGAACTAAGTTATGAATTTATGCTTCAACACTCTTCTTGTTGACGGTTGGTTCTTCCTTAGTAACTGGCTTTGGTGCTGCTGTGAGTGACTTGACACCTGCCTTTCCACCTGGACGATTCTGAATCTTATCAGTTGTCAATTCTTTTGATGTTGGATTTGGACGACCCTGTGAAGTTCCGCCTTTGTTCAAATTCTTGGCAGAAACACCGGATGCAAGACTTGGCTGAGCCTTGATTGGGCTAGTCTTTTGAACAAAGCCTTCTTCTGTCTCATTAGAAAGACCAGCAGTTACACGATCAACATATTCACGAATTACAGATTCGTCAACTGGCTCTTCTTTTTCTTCTTCGTCTTCTTCCTTCTCTTCCTTTTCTTCGCCTTCGTCGTCGCCACCGAATTCACCTTCGGTTTCGTCTTCGCCTTCTACATCTTCTTCGCCACCTTCATCATCAACTGCGGAATCAAGTCCTTCCAGACCTTCTTCCTCTTCAAAACCACCTTCTTCTTCACCTTCTGCTCCACCTTCTTCAGCGTGTAGAAGTTCTTCGAATTCGGCCTTGAGTGTATCAAATTCAGATTCAAGATCGGCAACACGATCATCAAGCTCTGGGTTTAGTTCGGCTTCATCGCCTTCTTCGCCAAGACCTTCATCACCAAAACCTGCGCCTTCATCATCGGCAAAAACATCCGTTTCAAGATCATCGGATTCGTCTCCACCAAGTTCATCTTCACTTTCCCCGGCGGCTGTGTGATCGGCTTCAACATCGTCAAATGCGCGTTCGGTATCATCAATATCCAACGCTTCATAGATTTTACGGCTCTTGTCAACGACAATTTGGTGAAATAGGCTGCGAGCCTTTTCTGTATCGTCAGCAATAACGTATTCAATAAGTTTATCAAACTTTGTTTTCGACATATTATAATCTCCTCGATTTCTAAATTTCTGTAGTATTTACTTTCTTTTCAAAAATTATGACTATTAGCCACGAATTCCTTCAAAAACTCATTAACTTTGGCTACCTCTTCATAAGAAACTACCAATAAAGGAATGTTATGTATCTTGCAATACTCCTTTTTAATTTGATCCCGATGATGCATTTTTTGCTGTTTTGCTTTTGAAGAATTATCATTTATTTCATGTTCGCCATCGTACTCAATCAATCCAACTAATTTAGTTTGATCAAAGATAGCAAAATCAAAAAGCAACGATCTTTCATTTTTACATCCAAAAATTGTAAATTGGCTATCAAACTCAATTTTATTTTTTACTAACCAACTTCTGATCAATCTTTCTCCCTTTGATCCTTTACATTTTGGACAACCTTGCCCGGCCAAATGATTATTTGGTCGTTGAGGGAATTTTCCATGAACAGGGCAAATAATTTCTATCTTGGTTGCACTATTCACATAATCTACTAACGAATAATTATATTTTGATTGATGAATACAGTTTGCTTTGATTATGAATGTCTGTTTATCCAATTTTTGATTATTCGAACACTTGGCGCATCCTTGCCCATTTAGATGATTTTTCGGTCGTTGCAAAAATTCTCCATGCACAGGACAAACGATGATTCCTTTGGTTTGATTATCGAAATAAATGAATCTGCTATAATCGTATACCTGATTAAAAATCTGATTGGCTTTTTCAGCAAATTCATCTCGTGTATTTTTTCGTCTCATAAATTAGCGACTTTTCTTAAAGTAATCACACCATACATCTTTTGAATCTTTACAATAATCAATTAATTTTCTGTAATTTATCTCAGTGAAAATGTGTTTAGTTATTGGATTCAACACTCTATGAATCACAGTATCAATTGAATTGATATCAGTTGGATCAGCATGACTAAACGGTGAACACCAATTAATTTCTTTGGATGCAACTAATGGAACTCGCTCATTGACGGAATCAGCCGCCACGATACAAAAGGTTTCTGAAAAAGAAACACACATTGAAAGGTCCATCTGACGAACTAATTTTAGAAAATCATAATGTGGCATCCAAGGATGAGCAACAAGAACATTTTTTGTTCCAACAAACAAGGCTGCAATATTTTTGAAATTATTATTACCACCTTGCTCAAGACGTGAACCATTCATATGAAAGTGCAATACACGATTATGCTTTGTGGCATAATTGATTGCTGCCATCGCTTGAATAAGTTGATTTTTTAGTGGGCGAACCGCACCAAAACAGCCAAAATGTAATGGGCTGTTGCGTTTTTCTCTTTCCTTTTCTTCTGGCTCATCAGTTGTTGGATAATAATTTGGCAAGAACCAAACTTTTTCTTCCAATGTAAAATCACTCCAATTTTCATGATTCGCTTTTACTAATTGTCGCAAATTTCCAACTGCATGTGATGAATTACAAGCCACTAATACATTGTGATGAAGAACATATCTCAATATCCATTCAATAGCAATTCCTTCCATAGCCAAAAATGGAATTTCTGAATGTAAACGAACAATCCATTTCACGTATGGATGCAATTTTGTGAGAATTTCAAATTTCTCAGGAACAACCCAAAGACCTTCGATGATTACATGAGTTGGTTTAAAATGATAAACCTCTCTGTCAATATCATTATTGTCAGTTACTTCAACCAATTTACAATGTATTCCCGAATTCAACAACATTTTTTCAACAAACAAGGCACTGTTATACAAACCACTTGTGAGTCGTGGAATGTCTGGATTTTCTGAATCGCATGGTGCATCTGGATAATCATAATCACCATAATGACGGCGCTTTAGAATGAATAGAATTTTAGCGTTGTTGATTATCATGTTACCTCTGGTTACATCGGTTGTTCTGTTTCGGCGGGACGACCATACTGCTTTCTAATATTTTCAAGATTACTTTTCAATTCAAAATTTCTAACATCACGAATAAGGCGCATACGATTGATCTGACCCAAGGTTAGTTTGGTCTTACGAAGATCATTGAGTTTTGGAACCTCATTGTCTTCTCCTGGGTCCATATACTCATTTTCTCTTTCTTGTTCATCATCGGATTGAAACATTTCTGTAATGTTCATTGATAGTATCACCAACTATATTTATCTAAACTGTACTAAATTGCTCTAAATTAGAATTCAGGTTGTGGACCACCAGCAGGAGCCTTTCCGCCACCACCTTGACCGCCAGCGGCCTCACCTTCGGTTCCGCCTTGGGCTTCTGCTCCTCCTGGACCTTCAACCTCGCCTTCTGGCAATTCATTTGCATTGAAAGTATCAAGATCGGATTGAATACCGCCTGGTGTAATTCCAAGATTACGAGAAGAAATTGGCTCACCATCAATAGCCGTAGCCTCTTCATTTTCTTCACGCCACAACTTCTGATTTTCCTGCATTTCATCTTGCGTAACGCCAAGATAACGCTGCATCAACCAACGCTTACTGAAATATGGGAAACTTTCAAGTTGTGTAAAGCTTCCAATCTTAGCTGAATCAAGTTCTGCTTGACGATAATGAGCAAAATTTTGTGGTGGTTTGAATGTAAGTAGGAACATGCTGGAATCAATATTGACTCCGCACCATTTCAAATATGCCTTAAATTCCAAATCAAGCGGGGCGCAAATAAGTCTCTGCAATCTTTGACAATACTGATTGAAACGATATTCCTGAATCAATGCTGTTCCAACATGACCATCATTCATTGTTGCTGGAGATGCTTCTGGTCCAGATGACGTAATCGACGGTAGATAACTACTTGGAATACGAAGCGCTCGTGTCATTTTATTATTGAAATAAAGCAAGTCAGCAATTTGATCTAAGTTCTGACCACCCGGCAATTGTTCAACCTTTGAACCACGGCCGGTTGCAGTTGTTGGAAAAAAGAAGTCGGCATTAGGAGCCAACGAAAAATAAGTTGAATCCATAAAATGTTGATTTTCACCAAACGATGGAATACGGCGTTGGTGAATTTCATTCTTGACTTTTTCAATGAACGCCATAGCAAGATGGCTTGGCATTTCACCAACATCAATAGTGAATACGCGACGTTCAGGTGCGCGTTGCACACGATAGATTACAATACTGTCTTCAAGCAATTCCTTTTGTTTGAAAACTTTGAAAACCATTTCCAAAATGCTTGTTCCAAAAGGCCAGTTAGGGTCTAACCCTTCGGTAAGAGACAAATGTAATACATGCTGGGCTTCAATGGCATGTTCGTTCTGACCATGAGTGAATCGGCTGTTGCTACTATTTGGAGAGTTTGCCGTATTGTATCCACCAGCGGGAGCAACACCGGGTCCACTAGGAACAACATTATACATATTTTGAGATGAAACTTGGGTGACTGTCAGGTTTTGAAAATTTGGGTTTATGTTTCTAATGATGTATTGCTCTGGCTTCTTACCCTTGCTTTCGTTTACAATAACCTTGATTACATTGTCCATTTCAACATAGAACAATTGAAAGGTTTCTGGATCACGCAAAAATACTTGATCGCCATATTTCAATACATTACGAAACATCTTGAAGGCACGTTTGCTGAACTCATTGAGATAATACCAATTTGAAAGACGCTCTTTGATAATTTTAGATTCTGTTTCTGTTGGAGGTTCCTTATATTGAACATCAAAACAAACTTGATCATCTTCGCCACTTTGCGTGCTAAACTCTGCAAGGATATCCAATGCTGAATTGATTTCACTATCTTGATCCATGCTTTCAAAATTTTGGTATCGCTCAATTCTATTTGGGCAACCCATATAACTCTCTTGAAGCAGATTTGGGTAGTTCATTACACCTTGACCAGCATCCGTGCTAGAGGAATGACCCCCTCGACGAGATAATGGACTCATGTTACCTTGATTTTTTGCAGACCGGAAATACTTTTTCCACGCCAAAATACACCCCTTTTCAACTACTACTCTATTTACTTCTTCTTATTATACATTGTTCGCTATCAATCTTAATGGTTTTACACTTGCACCAGTATTTTCCTTTACTGAGGACAAAATATCAGTGTTATTCTTAAAAGTCTCCAACATACTTTTTAATGTATCATGAACATCGCCCAAAGAAGCAGTATTTTCTGTGGGGGCCGCAGCATTCTTACTATTAAGTTCCGCAGCAAGTTTATCTTCTTTTTTGTTTTTGAAATGATTAGTCAAATCATTGGATGGAGTTGCGGTAGTTGTTGGTGAATTTCCGAGCATTTCTCCAGTACTTCCTGAAAGAGACACGTCCGGCATTGTAATATGAAACCAACTAGCAATTCTTCGAATACCTTGATAGATATCATAAAATGCCATAACTATAATACCAAACACAACACCAAGTGCTATAGCTGCACCAGTCAAAGCAAAAGAAATTGCAGCAAAAATCACACCAATTGCTATAAAACCTGGTAACAATAGAGCAGCAATAACTACTGCTATATCTTTTACTGTTTGCCAATTTTTCATGGTCCATGCAACAATTTCTCCGAGAACTTGGACAATCTTGATAGAGAATTTTACAGTATCAACAATGGTTTGTATAAATGCCATAATGTCTTTTTTGAAATCAACGCCTTTTACCCACGATGTAAATTCTCCAACTATTCCCATTAACATAGTAACAATCTCATTTAATGGTGTCGCACTACCTCTCAAACTTCTAGTAATCTGATCAATAACTGGAGAAACCGCTTCTATCAAAGGTCCGATAACTTTTTCGGTCAATGCGTCAACCAATTTAGTCATTATGTTACTAAAATCCAGCATACTCTTAGAAGTTTTTTCTGTTGACTGCGCGTGTTCTCTGGATGCTGCCATCGCTTTCTTCAACATATTTTCATCAAATTGTCCATTTGTAAAAAAGGCTTGAGTATTTTTCAACAACTCTTTTTGTGCTGCGGCGATATCTGCACCGACTGGCAAACCGGCTGAAGTAGCTGAAATCAAAGTTTCAAATGATTGACCAGCGGCTAATCCAGTTTTTACCATATCCGCTGTAATAGCATCCAATTTTGATCCGAGTGCTGGTCCTCCTGCTTTAACAGCAGCAGTCATTCTTTCAAATTCACTTGATAATCCAGGGGTTGTGGCTATAATAGTTTGTAACTCTTTGGTCAATGGCGGGATTCCCAACACACTCAATTTATATAACTGAGCATATACCCCACCAGCAGCACTGTTTACTTCGCCTAATGCCATCGCATAATTCTTGGATTCTTCCCCACTCATATGGGTCATCTTTTGTTGCCAAGCGGCATCTTCAGTAAGTTTAGCTAAATCTGCTTCTTGCGAATCACGAGATTTTCCAGTCAAATCAGCCATAGCTTGAAATTGTGTAATAAGTTCAATTGTACTTTTTGTTAAATCTCTTTCAGATGCTCCATGAGCCTTTGCGGAAGCTCCAAATAAAGGGAAAATTTTCAAACTTTCTTCGCTAAATTGAGCAAAAGAAATACCCAAATCAGATAATTGTCCAGAAAGTGCATCTGATTCCATAACCATTTTAGTAATATGCTTATGTACGTCCACTCCTGCCATTACTGAACCAAAAGTTGCTAACCCACTAACATTTTCTTTAATTACTCGCGAATATTCGGATACTGATAATCCAGCATCAGCCGCACTTTCAACCAAATTCATTATACTACCATTAAAATATGCACCACTCTTTGATAAATCAATCAATGATTTATTCCACGAATCAAGAATAGTTATTCCTTCTGCTAACAATTTTGTAAAAAATCCAAGGATTGGAATAGATTCAGTTCCTCTCGCAAGAGCATTCACATAATCGGTCATGGCAGTTTTACCAGAAAAAAGCGCTCCTGTAAAATTGCCAGCTACACTAAAAAGTGAAGTAATTGTTCTGGAAATCAAATTCAAACCAGCTTGAAATACTGCCAAAACTGCCGTGATTGCTTTAAACGCTGCATATACCAAAATAAGTTCTGGTGTTAATTCCACAAGGTCTATCAGCATATCGCCAAATGGAAGAAGGGCTTTCAATGTCGGACCCACAATACCGGCCGCCACACTAGCTGCCTTTCCACCAGCTACCACTTCGCCACCAGCGACACCACCAACGGCACCCCCAAACAAATTTTGCATCCATTTTTCAAGTTTGGTTTGATGTTTTTCGGTTTTCTTGTCAAGATTATCAGCAGAAACTCTTGTTCCAGTAGAAAAAGTTTTAATCAAGTCAAGAATAGCAAGCAACGTTGTTTCGGTGGAGAAATTCTCAGCCGTAATATCTCCAACGGTACTATTCTGTATTTTGATACGAACTGTTTCCGCCATTATTTCACCGTAGACATCTTTTCTGTATTTAGCATAGTTTTATACAGATAAATATTAGTAGGAGTAACATATGACAACTCGTTCCAAGCAGTTTCCAGCACCACAATCGGCATCTACAATTCCAACTGGGCCACTTAAGCAATATCATCAAAAAGAAGAACCTCAAACACAAGCTAATCCCCTAAGTGCTTTCTTTAGAAAGAGTAAACTATCATTGACCTTACCAAGCCATGGAAATTGGTATCCAAAAAATAGTGTAAACTATGATACAGTGGGTAAATTGTCTGTTTTTGCCATGACCGCCTCAGACGATATCAAGTTTCGTACTGGTGATGCCACAATGACTGGCAAAAATATTTATGAAGTTGTTCAAAGTTGTGTTCCAGGAATTACAATTCCAAATCAAATTCCACACATCGACATTGATGCCATCTTGTTAGCCATTCGTGTTGCAAGCTATGGATCAAATTTCAATTTTACCGTAAGCGTTCCACAAACAACTCTCACTCGGTCTATGGAAATAGACGCCAACGCACTTCTTGATGAACTTACACATCGCACAGATCATTGGGAAGAAGATTTGAATGTTGTAGATGAAACTGGTCAAACTTTATCACTAGTAATCACACCAATTCCAATGGCAAACTTATTTGCAACATCGAAAAATATCTTTCAACTACGCAAGGCATTGACCAAAAATTTTGATGCTGATGAAAATATCAAAAACGAAAGCGAATTCAACATTAGCATGTCTACATTGACTCTTAGTGCCATTGATTTGTTGAGTACCAGCATCAGACGATTAAGTATCACCGATCCTGCAAACAAAGTATTACTAACACTAGATGCAGAACTTCCACAAGACTCGGCACAAATCAAGCAAACCATTCATCAATTGGATATTGCTTATTTCAATGCGATTCGCGATCATATTGATGCTCAACGAAAGAAATATGTTTTCTATTCTCCAGAACAAATCAGCACCGAGAAAGAAATCAACGCGGGTGCCCCAGCTACATGGACAACAGAATTGACCTTCATGGGAAGCGACTTCTTGCCGGAGAATACCACAAAAGAGCTAATCTAATATGAACAAGCCAGTTTTCAATCGGCCAGTCTTATACACATCATTGCTCAGCGAACAAATAATGGATGTAAATGGAAATCATGCCATCTATTCATCTGTTGTAGCCGACGAGTTTACAATTCGAACGCCAGATGCCTTACTGAATGGCTTGGCAACTCAGTTGTATATTCAAAATTGTGTTCCGGATCTTATCAACCCAGGAAAGATACAATTATGTGATATTCAACAATTGCTTGCCAGCATAAAAATAGCCTCACAAGGGGCCAATTTAGAGGTGCTTTTGAGGTGTCCACACTGCAAAGCAAATGATCCTTATGAAATCAACTTACAACAAAGCACTCCGTTTTTGAGCGCTAAAAAATGGTTCTCTCCACTAACCATTGACAATTTTGTGATAACCTTTCGCTCTCCAACATACGAAGAGTTCACTCACTTCTCCATTGAAGAGTTCAAAATATCCAAACAACTATACCAAATATCCATAATGGAAACTCCAGATGATTACAATGATGCAATTGCGTCATTGCTGTCCCAAAAGATAAAATTAAATTTGGATTTTGAAACTCTTTGTATTAGTAGCGTTGCCATAGATGAAAATACAACTGTAATCAACCATAACCATATCGTAGAATGGTTTAGTCAATGCGAAATATTCATTCAAAAACAAATACTTGAGTATCTTGATGCAGCCAAGAAAGAAGGATGGTTGACTGATTTTTCAATTGATTGCTCTGAATGTAAGAAAAATTTTAAAGTACCGATTGACCTTGATCCTTGTGTTCAATTCAGAAATCAACTTATTTCTGCAAGCGAAAGTGAAGTGATTGACATTATCAAGCGCTATGGAGAGGAAACCAAAGCATTATCCAACGACCTCTTGAAAATGTGTCGCTATATGCATGGCAGCATTTCTTATTCAGAAGCATATGCCCTAACCACGCACGAGCGCGAATGCATAGCCAAAATTATCGAAGACAATATTGAACTAACTAAGGAATCTGGAATGTCGTTCATGTAAAACACTAAACCCGACCTTTGCAGGCCGGGTTCATTGATTACTTGGTTTGTAACTTTTTCAAACCAGTTCCCTTTGGACGACCTGGACCACGTTGTAGCAAACTTGGATAAAGCTGATCTGCTTTCTTAGCCAAAAGTTTTGCTTGTTCCAATAACTGAGAAGCGACTGCACGAAGATTTTCACCTTGTGCGCGTAAGTCAGCACTTGCAATCTGTGGTTCAACTGCAAATTTATGTGTTTCTTTTCTAAGGTCTTCCACATTATCAAAATGAGGAATTGGTTGTTTGACTGGGTATGAAGGACTGCCACGCTGTTCAACGGCTTCTGCAACTGGAGGGGTTGTTGCTCTGGCTGTTGCAGACTTGGTTTTGCGATTCAATCCCTTGTTTTCCTCAAAGTCTTCGAGTTTTTTCAAAGCATCGCCGCCATTCTCAATTTTTGTGAGATACTCGTTGAGTTCATTGAGTCTGATTTTATTGCTGGATTCGTAACCAAATGGAGTTGCGAACACTTGGTTCGCAGGAACTTTCTTCAAATGTCCCTCAGAATGAAGAACAAAACCCAAATTTCTATGATCTTCCAAAAATACATTTTCAAGAACAGTTGCAAATTCCTTTGCTTCCTGACCTTCGGGAGTATCAAGAGCCGCCTTTAGTGCCTGATAATAGCGGGGTGGAAGTTTATCATCGTAAACCACAAGTGCCATATGATCTTCATTTGGCATTTTGTTCAAAATAATTGTAATTTTTTGGGCATTAAATAGCCCTACGTGTTTCTTCATTGTAAATCTCCTGGCGTATTTTCCTACGCGCAAGTATTTAGCATCGGAAACAAAAATTAGGCAATTATAATTCATAATTATTTGGTTTTTGACACAAAAAAGTTGACCCACTCGTAAAAGTGGGTCAAAAGTCGGACAAGTAAAACAAATTAATGGAGAAACTTATTCATCGGCAGTGGTGTTATCGTCAAAGTAAGCGTGCATTCCAAACGGAGGAACCACATTTGAACCCTTGAGAATCCAAACTGTTGGGCAATAATTTTCATCGCCAAAGTCGCCAACATAACCATCTGTGAAGATTACAAGCCTTTCAGGAACAAAACCTTCATCCTTCATATAGCGGAAGATTGCTCCACCATCTGTACCGCCGCCACCTAGTGGAATGTAAGAGCAAATATTTTCGCCATTTTCACTGGTAAAAGTTTGATCTGCATAACACTTGGTATCAAAACAGAAAACGCGAATCTCATACATTGGATATTGTTGCATGATTCCAGCAACTTCTGAAAGAAATTCCTGAACCATTTTCGGTGTAATACTTCCAGACATATCCAAAGCACATGCAATCTTCAGCATTGGCATTTCAGTCATACCAGGAAGTATGCAATCCAAATCCCATCCCTTACGATTGACGCGAAGAAAACTGTAATCGGCAGGAACGATGCTGTTAAGCTGGCACTGAAGTAATTCTTTCCAGTTCATCTTTGGTGCAAGCAAATCATTGACGAGTCGCTGAACACCCGCTGGAAGATTACCAATTCCAGTAAGATTTGCTGAATTGATGATATTCTGCTTGAGTTCGGCCTTGAGTTGCTTACGCTCCTCTTCAGTCATCTTTGCAGGGCCACTAGGACTAGGGCCGTTGCCTTCCTTACCATCTTTACTTTTGCTGGAATTATTACCGTTGAGATGCTCATCCAAAAGTTTGTCAAGCATATCGTCAAGAGATTTTCCAGCGTTCGGATCATTCTTCTGCTTTTTCAGAAGATCGTCATAAACCTTTTCACTACTCCAGCCACGATATTTAAGATCGTGCAATCCTGGAACTGTCGTGGGGAATGTGCCAACCTTGGCAAGAATCAATTCATCATTGACAATGTAATCTTGCGCACAATTTGCAAGCTGATGATCCATGCCATAATCAGTTGTACGGCAAATGTGATCGTAAACCATATGCAAAACTTCATGCGCAAGAACGAAAACCAATTCATCCATTTCAAGCGCATTCACAAAAGCGTGATTGTAATACATATATTTGCCGTCAACGGCCATTGTAGGAAGCCAAGAATCGGCAGGAAAAATTTGGAGACGAGAAATAAGCGTACCAAAAAACGGCTGTTGGAAAAGCATCTTCACACGAGCCCTGATAATCTTGGTTTCTACTATCTTATGAAAATCTTTGGGAATTGGTTCATCGGTAAGACGGCAAGCCTTCTGAGCCTTCAAGTCTTCTGCACTAGCAGTCGCCATTGTCAACATATTGATTTGGTCTGCTGTGATTACGGGAGTGATGCTATTTCTCATATTCTTATTATACCACTTTCATAGGAAAAAGCAACTGTTTTTACAACTGATCTAAATGCCGTTTTAAGGGGTTTCTAACTCAAAACCATGCTAGGACACGTCCAAACCCCTTAGAGCCTCAAATACGTCGAATTCCACTTTTTTGACCCTTTAGAATCAGTAAGTTGGAAATGCTAATTTACAGGTCAGATAGCTAAAATATAAGAGTGGCACCGTAACCAAGAATTCAGTCAAAACCATTGTTACGGCGGTCTAGGCCACCCCTAAACTGTTGAAAAGGGTTGGGTTAGGGGTAGTCCATAGCGGCCAATTATGAACATCGCTAAGTCATTACGACTACCCCTAAACTGTTGATTCTATTATGCTTCCTTCATATACGGGAAGTAGCACTCGGCCATTTTCGGCCACGTCTTCAACTTCGTCATATCAGTACTAGACGAAAAGTTGTAGTTTGAAACTGCCATTCTCATTGCCATAATTCCGATTTCCAAAGAAATCTGACCAATGATGAAGGTGTTGAAAGTATCAAACATACGCACCCACTCAGTCTCCAACTTTGGAGAGTTCCACTTTCTCTGCGGAACCTTCTTGTTGTTGCCGACGACAGTAAACGAATCAAGCAAAGTCGTATTGCTATGCCAGTAATCGCGCATCTCATACAGCATGTTGATGATCAGTTGATAGTGAGCGGAAATCTCCTTTGTCTTGATTTCCTTCACCTTGCCGCTCAGAATATCGCAAGCCTTCGGCAAATTCTTGCCAACCTTGAGAAAATTCATATACTTTACTGCGGAACCATCGCCAACGGCAGAACCAACCAAACTACGAATTTCACTGTCTGACATTGGATCTTCGGGTGTATCCGTGGAAAGCAACTTGCTTACAAACTCCCAAGAACGGGGAGTTGGAAAACTCTTGCTTGCGCTGTTCGGATCAAAATCGTACAATTCACCCTTATTAGTTGTGATATATGCGATAACATCAGAATGGATGTTGGACGCAAGCGCCCAGTCAAGCCAGCTAAAAAAATCAACCTTTAGATCAAAGTGAAGCAGACGGTTTGCAAGCGGAGCGGCGAGGCGGTAAGTAACGCCACGGTCACTATCACGGTTTCCAGCCGCAAAAACTACGCAATTGTCAGGGAGAACATAATCGCCGCAACGACGATCAAGGACGAGTTCATACGCAGCCGCCTGAACTGCTGGCGGTGCAGAATTCATTTCGTCAAGAAAGAGAACAACAGTCTTATACTTCTTTGCAGTTGCTTCAGAAGGAAGACGAGACGGAGGCGCAAACTTCATGGTACGGCTTGTCTCAAAGCCAGTAACAGGATCAAAAGTCTTGTCAAGATAAGGAATGCCGATAATGTCAGTAGGAGACATTTGGCTGAGACGCATATCAAAACAGATACCGCCCTCTTCCTTGGCTAAAGCCTGAATAATAGACGACTTACCAACACCTGGTCCAGCCCATAGAAAGGCAGGAAGTTTAACTCTCATACAACGCTTCAAACGCGGGATGAGTTCGTTGATAGTTAATTCTTCTCTCGTGTTTACGGCTTCTGAACGGGTTGCCATTATGTTTAATTTCCTTTCGGTTTCTTGCTACTGTTTTATAATAGCAAGGTTTGGTATATTTGTCAATAGCAAATCTGTGGAAAACTTTACTTTCTTGTAGAAATCTTTGCCAGTACAAGACGATACTTGTATTGCAAAAGCAAAATCGGAGTCATTACAACAGTTGCAATGCTCAATCCAAGCAGAACGGTCATGTTTTCCTCTCATTTACAAATCAAAACAAATTGCCCCGTTACAATCTCATAATCTACCTGAACCCCATACACCAAACGATTCAGTTAAGTGCTATCCATCATGAAGCGGGTTTACTTGTGTTGATTCTTCTCAACTACAAATATAGTATAGCAAATCCCAAACCAAAAGTCAAGATAAAAATAAACCCTTTGTTTTCATATACATAAAGAGGTCCAAACGGACCTCTTTCTATGCGAATCGTCAAATTTTATTACATTCTTATTTATCGTCGCTATATGAAAAATCCTCGTCAATCGTGCCAACCTTGAATTTGACAAATTCAATTTCAAAATCAGGAACTTCTTTGGGCACTTCGCCTCTATACCTGAGAGCCAATGTAATATGTGGAACATACTCTGGATAATCAGATACCGCACCAAGTTTGATGGTTTTATCAAATAATTTTTGCGCTCTCGGTGCAGTCAAGACAAGCACAAGCATTTTATCATCACCAAAAACTTTCCACTCTTTACAAGTTGCCTTGATCGGCAACGCAACAGGAATATCTGCCACTGCTGGAACAGATTTTGTTGAATATACTATTGTACAATGATAATCCTCAACATCAACCAGACGAGCAATACTCTGTTCTTCCATCCATTTATATAATTTTTCTCTACATTCTTTTGTTGGCAATAAAGCCGCATAAGTTCCATGGTCTTTTGTTTTAGCCACTTCTTCTACTAAAAATTCACTGAATAATTTCATCTCAAAAATCCTTTTGCAAACTGAATAAGATCATTGTTCAAAAACATCAACATCATTGCATACTCTTCATCTGGAATGCAAAAAGTAAAATGTTCATCAAAATTGCCAAGTTTACTACTACTTTCAATAAAATATGGACACGGCATACGACTCAATCCCAAAAGTAACGCCCCGTTCCAAGCTGGAACACTACATTCATATTTATGAAACACTATTCCGGCTTTGGTAAACCAATTATATCCCATCTCAGTGAGTCTCATACCACTTACAGTATTGACAGGAGATACCCACCACATCACTTTCATATCCTTATCTGTAAATTCCTTCACATCCGTATTTTCAAAGAAATCAATAATCTTTTCCTTGATCTTTTGCTCCCACTCGGATTTAGACAGTCTTTCGGCCATGATTTGGATACGCAGCGCTCAGTAATTGCGAAAATGTGTTGGCTTGATCACTAAGCCTTGTTAGCTCGTATTTACCACAGAATTTCAAAAAATATAACCCAATCTGTGGTCTATTCAATGGCACACAAGATTTATCAATGGTTTCAAAAATTGCTGTTTTGATTCTATCAGGTTGGGCTGTCAAATCCACAAGTATTTTGTTTCTTTGATAATCATCAAATACCTTATGCTCTGTACCTTGTGGGTCAGTCCAATGATGATGCATCACTGAACTCCAATCAAATCCTTGTTTATGGCGATCTTCAAATGCGTCTTCCAATCCAAGTTTCTTTTTAGTTCCCTTTTCACGAATACCAGGATATGCACTGAAAATATTATCTGAAGAACAACCACGCATACATTTTTCAAACACACTCCATTCTGGATTTGGAGCAGCCTTCATCAACCCTGTACGCTTTTCAATTACTGGTTTTCCCTTGTAATCAAAAACGCCAGCCATAGTAGTTGTAGTATCTGCAATTCCATTGTAAATGACAACATTAGGTGCCATCAATTGTTCAAAATCTCCATCACGGCTAACAATCACATGCTCATCAAATGGATGCGATTGTATGAAACCAGCAATCAAATCATCAGCCTCAAGAATGCTGTCTTCAAGAACAGTACAATTGGTTCTGGTTTTGATAAAATCTTGAAAGATATCAAACGCTTCAAAAAATAGTTTTCCTTCGGCAACTTGGGCAGGTGTTTCTTTGGCTCGTTTTGCAGAGCGATTGGCCTTATATGGTTTGTATTCATCTTTTCTCCAAGAATGGCCATCAAAAGCAAACACAATATGATTTGTTTTTTGAGTTCTCCAAGATTTGCTCAGACTGGTAAACAAAATATGCAACGCCATACCAATCTTTTCATCGGCAGTTCCGCGAACCGCATATCTGGCCCTGTAGAAAAGATGTGACGCATCAACTATTAAAAATTTGTTCATACCTAATTATATCATGATAGAACGGGAGAGTCAAGTTTCAAATATCTTGATATAGAAACCAAATATTCATTTATTTGGTGAGTGATTCTGGATAGATGAACAATTTCTTTTGTTTGCATTATAATAAAATCTTCTCGTAATCGAGAATCAATATAAACCGAATCTCCCAATTGTTCAGTGACAGCAATTTGATAACTTTCCAGCAAAACTAAATCCAATTTGGTTTGACGAACTTCTTCAATTCTGTTTTCAGTAAATTCTCTGGCGGCTGCAAGACACTTCTCTTTATTGCCTTCCACAGTGAATTGTTCCAGCCCAAAATTTACCGCCCATTTTTCTGGGCCGCGATAACTTGATCCATACAATTGATAGCAAGTGACAAGTTGCCACTTATTGCGAAGATATTCTTCATCGTTCATTATGGTTTCTTGATGCCCCTACTCTTTATTCCACTTTTGCTGGTTCTCAATATTTTCAGTTCATCATTCGCAGCAATAATAGTTTTCAAATCATTCAAAACACTATTCTCTATTTTATATGCCGCACTAGCCCAAAGCAATGGTTCATCCAAATCACTAAGAAGTGAATCCTGAACTGCTGTAAGTCTTCCTATAACTCGTGTCTTCAATCTATCCAAACTTACTGTTCCTGCACCACCCAAAATCAATACATCTGGATTATTTGGGTCTTCTGTATTCAAATTAAATAATACACCCATCACATCTCCTATGACATCTCCGAAAAATCATCAGTAATTTGCTTACGTTGAATTCGTTTTCTTTTTTCTGGATCAGCAATTTCCTGCTCATAAGTTCCAGCAACAACATTTTCACAAATTCTATTGAACCATTGATCAACGATTGCTTGATCATCGCGACCAGAATATCCAGCCTTCACTAAACGGGCAACAAAAATAGGATTCCAATCAAGTTCAAATGCACCATTGGCAAGATCGGATGGATCAACATCCATACGCAAAATACCAACCCACGGTTCGCCTCTAGCAGTAAATTCTTCCTTTTCTGCTTGTAGTTCATTTGGAATTTTCTTTTTATTGAACTGCGCCTTCCACTTTTCTTCTTCTTTTGCTGTCTTCCAAGCATTGATAAAATTTTTCCAAAATCCCATGATTACCTCTCTAACATTGCTAACACATTCTTATTTACATAGTCACCGATTTTTGGTTCTGAGGTCATTTATTACACAGATGCCAGAATAGTGTATTGATGAACTGCCTGACCAGTAGTAACTGTAATCTGCATAGCACCAGCGTCAGTAATTTCCAATACCTTATCACCCGTCAATCCAAGAATTCCTTGAATGTGAACCAACGGCCATTCACGAGGATTTTTCAACGCACCAGCTACATCGCTATGAAAAACAAATTCTCCACTATGTGTGCTGTAATCACCAAGAGAAAAAATAAGATTTCGATTTTCTACTTTTGCAGAAAATGTACTTGTTGCTGATCCTGCGGCTTGCGCTTGATACTTCAATCGTTGGATTGCAGCGGTAGTTGGTTGAATTGAAATATTCCACTTAATATCTTTTCTTGGTCTATCAGGAAGTTGCATTTCAACAACATCACGACTCATAAAACGATATTCGTTTTTGAAATCCTTCTTGGCGTTTGAAAAAGCAATACCTGTTGGCATACTTGTTCCATTTACATCCAAGGTAGTTACCGTGATGGAAGCACCTTCCTTATATTCAGGAATATTCAAAATAGTATTCAATTTACCAAGGTCATGCAAACCAAAAACACCTTCCAATTCCTTCACCGGTTGAACAAAAGTTGAATTTAGTACAACAGTCTTATCAGCGGCCATTGCATTCAATTCAGTTGTTTCATCTGTACCTGTTACCTTGACAAGTTCCAAAAATCCCAAGGCGTGAGTGTATCCAATTATTTCTTTTAATGCATCTAAAATCATAATAATATCCTTTTACTACAAATATATTATCACAAACATCTACAAAAAGCAAGAAAAATATACTAAATACAAATGCGATTCGCGGTGCAGAAAACACCCAATCGCTCTATCGCCATCCGAGGCAACAGCTATGCGTATTTACACCAACAAAACATTCATTCAAAAAGCCAATACCATTCATAATTACATATGGTCATACGAAAACATAGAGTATAAAGGCATTCATATTAAACTTTGTATTACTTGTAAAATACACGGTTACTTTTGGCAACAACCAAATGCCCATCTACGAGGCCAAGGTTGTCCAATTTGTGGTCACCAAAAGAAAAGTATTAGTAAAACAAATAATACAATGTCATTTATAGCTGCCGCGAAGCTAGTACATAAAGAACAATATCAATATAAAAACACTATATACATTCATAACAAAAAGAAAATTAAAATCACTTGTAATATACACGGCGATTTTAATCAAACTCCTAATTCACATTTAAGTGGTCAAGGTTGCCCAAAATGTTCATTATCAAAAAATGAGATAAGAATTCGCGAAATTTTGGAAAGCTTACCTTGTAAATATCAAACACAATATAAAATTTCAACTTGTTGTGATAAACGACCACTTCCATTTGATTTTGCTATATTTAATAATTTAACTCTAATTGGATTGATTGAATTTCAAGGAAAACAACATTATGTTCCGTGTTCTTTTGGCAGTAAACACAAATCAGCAATTGAACTTTTTAATGAATGTAAACTGCGAGATATTATCAAAAAAGAATATTGCATCAAGACCAATATACCATTATTAGAAATTCCCTATTGGGAAAAATCAAATATACCCAAGTTAATCAAAAAATTTATTCAGTATACAAAATAATATATCAATCATGTTTTGTATCCTTTGCTTAAAAAATATAGAGTCAAATCTTCTTCAGAAATTCTTACATATTGACGGGGAGCTACTGAGTATTCTACGGTACGACCTAATTCAACCACTTGCATTTTTGCCAATTCATCAACTGCTGTCACCTTATAAAGACAGTATCCCGATCCACCAAAAACATAATCTCCGACATTTATTTGATTTCCTAAATAATCCTGCATATTTCTATACTATCACAGTAATATGATAATGTAAATAAATTTTATGGTTACTTGCCCCAACCATAAGCTACTCCAATAATTGGTTGATATCCAGACCCACCTGACACTGATGATTTTACAAATCGTACTGTTGGAACGAGATATGAACCAGCCTTCAAATGAACTGTTACTGCTACTCCACCAGTCCATTGCCATCCAGTATTTGCTCCAGACCAACTTATACCAGCAGCAGTTGGCATAAATATATTCACTTTTCCAACTGAAAACATTTTTTGTGCAAGACCCATCCCGATATTACTAGTCACCGAAAATGGTTTTATTGTATTTGGCAAAACATCAATTACAGCAAAAGTATATGTTCCTGGACTAACAATATAATGAGCATACATAGCTGTACCTGCAATACTTGGCTGTCCATTTATATTATATGAAACTCCCGCTGCATATAAATTGATTATTGGAGGCGTAGGTGGAGTTGGAGTTTGTGCCATAACAGTGTTACAGAACATGACACATAAAATGAGTGCAAAAACAATTTTTAATTTCATAAAATATCCTTTTTAGACCTCTGCGAAGAAGTCATCAAATGTGTTTACCTTTCGTGTTGAACTTGAAATGGATTTCCAATTTTTTAGCTTACCAAATAGATTTTCAATCTTCTTGTCTACAACAGCCGCCATCATACTTTCGTTGTCAAATGGCAAACTCTTAAACCAGTTTGGAAGATAAATTTCATCAATTGGATATGCTATAGAAGTCATATTCATTGTGTTGGCTTTGAGTGGACAGATAACGCACTTCATACCGTCCACTATACGAGTATGAACTTTATCGTGATTGATTTCACGAAGAACATTCCAATTAATTGCCGCCCGAACATGACCTGGTACACGATTGCCTTTACCCTTGGCAATCATCTCTGTATAATTTGTAATCTTGTTTACTCGCTTAGGAGTGCCTTGCTCTGGCAACGGCAACTCACTAAATGTTTTCTTGAAATCATTGATCATAGTGACAATGGTTTTTTCTGTGCCATTCGTCAGTAATTCCATCAAAATTGATTTGAGAAATTTCTGACATACAACTGGAGTGTCGGCTCGTCTTAAATCCAAACCCATTGCCTTGAGTTTTGGTTCCTTGAGATACTTTACATCATCTTTCCAATAATTTAGAATTGCATATCTTTTCTTAGTAATGTATAACGCTTTCGTTCCAACACTTTCACATGAACCACGAATCAGACTGCCAAAATTTTCTGGGCAGTTGAAATTCTTTTTCATAAATTCTGGAAATGATTCATTGACTTTATCACCAATTGCAGTATACAATGCCACAGCCGTTTCCTTATTCCATTCGGTTTCTTTGGCTTCAACAAGTGGTTTCATCATCGGCCAAGCAGAAAATTGACTTGAATCTGTATCAATGGCAATAATAGCATCACCTTCAATTTCATACTTTCCTGTAATACACTCATTGACAGATGAATTCATATGCTTACAAATAAGTTTCCCAGTCAACGTAATGGATTGTCCAACTCTTTTATCGTTGAATCTTGAGGCTGGGTTCGTCAGCGCTCCGTATCCAGAATTTTGCAAAATCTTTTGAACTTGCTGTCTCTGATCGTAAAACTTTCTCAGTTCTACATCAGTTGTTTCACCAAGTTTTTTCTGATATTCTTTTCTAACTCTATACCATTCTGCAAATACACTTGGAACCAACGCATCACGACCATAAGTAAAAATTGTGCCATTACCACTTATCATCCATGGTTGACCACTTTCAAAAATCAATTCATAGCATTGACTTGCTGTAAGTGTGTCGCTCTTACCAGAAGTTTCCCAATCAATAACTAAATCAATACCTTCGCGACGATCCATTACTGCCTGATATTCAATGGAACCAAACACACCTTCCCAAGCTTGAGCAAAAGTATTTCCACTGGCTATCTTTTCAGAAATAAATTGATCTGTCAATTCTGGACGTAATTGACCAACGATTGTTTCCACTCCCATATTCAAAGCACGAAGAGAACTTGGATACAGGCCGTTGATATCAATTACTCCAACCCAATCATGAATACCAGCTTTTGGTTGAGCAACGTGGGCACCAGCGATTCCATCTTCAGAATCCGCACCATAATTCTTGCTTTTATTTGGAACGATCAAACCTAAATCATGCGCTCTATTGATTACTGCTTGATCAAATACCGCAACTGTGCCGAGACAATTGGGCAACAGAGTGGTTGTATTATGAGCGATTTCATTCATCAAAGAGAGAAGTTTGAGTTTGTCTTCCAACAAATGTAAAAGCGTTACATCTTGTCTGCTATACTCCAAAAACTTTTCAAAATCTTCATTGTATAATTTGTCTAAACTTCCGGCGTAAGGTGTTTTACTTTGCTTCAATTCATATTCCGCAATTGAATTCAAAGCATAACTATGTCGTTCTTCATATGTAAATTTTCTATAAGCATCCATCAAATCAATATGAGTGCGCCCAATTAGTTCATAAGTTTTGAAAACTTTTCCATACTTTTCAACTTCTTTTTCTTTTGGCTTCTCACCCCATAAGCAAAGTTTACGAGTGTCATCTTTACTCATAATACGAGCGATACGATTTACCAAATATGGAATATCAAATCCTTCGCTGTTCCATCCAGAAACAACATCAACATCTTCAAGTAAATCCAAGGTTGTGCTAATCAATTCCACTTCGTTATCAAATACCATCGTATTTTCAAACTTTGCGGCTATTGTATTTGCTTTCTCCATAGTAAGCGTGTGGGGGCGCAGAGACAGAGTGATCAATTCTTGTGTCCATTGATGATAAATTGTAATTGCAGTAATTGATGAAAATGGATCGTCAATGGGAGCGTAGCCTTTATCAGTATTGAAATCAACTTCAATATCAAAAAATGCTATATGTAATTCAGGCGGTTCTTGGTGACGATAATACTGTGCCAAACATTTGAAAACAGGATTCAAATCTGATTCCCATATTCGTTTGTTGTTGACACTGTTTAGCTCTTTATGAAACTCGGCTGTTGATCTTGGTTCAATTTTAGAGACAGGAGTATTATAGATTGAATAGTATTTTCCATTCGCATCATCAATGTAAAATGAGTGATCAATGGGAAAACTGTTATATACCCTTTTACCATTTACTCTTTCAACTACATCAATTTTTTCGGTTTTTTTATTACTCCGCGCAGAAGTGTACATCTATATCCTATGATATCCTAATCAAACCAATCCAATTCACAATGCTACTTGCATTGTAAATGATTCCCAGTGCTATTTTACAAAATAAATATCCACACAAAGCACCGATGGGTGCAGCAATACCAAGATAACCAATTAGATTATCTTTGATTGGTGGGAAAATCACTTACGTCCAACAGCTTTTAGAATCTGTTCCAAATCACCCAATTCTGATTCGAGTTCAGAAAAATTTCCTTTGGCTGCGGTATTGATTGCTTTTTTGAGTAGACCTGCGGGGATTTGAAGTTCCTCTGAAATAGCTTTCACCGTATCGTTCATTCCTTCGGTCAGTGAAGTAATTTCTTCTTTGGTTTTTACACCATCATAAATCAAATCTTTTAGTCTGGTAATTTCGGCTGGTCCTAATTTAGTTTGTAGTGCCATAATATATTTCTCCTCAATTCTTAGTTTACTATTTTATTTTTCAATTGTCAATCATTAAAATTTCTCTAATCAAATTATTTCTTTTAGATTTACCGCCGCATTCCTTACAATAATTTTTTTGTCTTCCGTGTTCACATATCTGAGAACCACCACACTCTTTACAACTGGATTTTCGTCTTCCATGTTCACATATCTGAGAACCACCGCATTCTTTACATTGGGATTTTAGTCTTTCATGTTTACATTTTTTATTCATATAATACCTCATAAAATAATTTGGGCTACCCGCTCCGTTAGGAAGTAAGGTAGCCCTTTTCTAATTTACGGCAATTACAATTAATTTCAATAGTAACGAAGCCAATTTGATGCCTTATACTCTGCACCAAGACCAACCAAAATCCGATTATAAATTTCCTTCTTTTCCATCTGATGGTCATAATCACGATCACCGAGATGAAAATTGTTCCACTGATTCATCTGAGCATTTGTAATAATATCGTCACGCAAACTCTCAGTAGAGTAATAATTAATGAATCCGTAGCGATTATAGTGTGCAATAAAACCACACGACAAATAAAGGAAATGGTAGCCAATGTTATTCAGCTTGTTAATGTCTGTTACAGCGGCGAGAACATTGTTGACGATTAGAGTCTTTTGTCTCTCAGTCAATAGCGTATACGGCTTATTCATTCGTTTACCCTTTCTCTGACTACAAGATAAGTATATCACTTTGGTTGGCAAAAGTCAAGAACTTTCTAAGTCCTTTATTTTCAATCGTCTGCATCTCGCTCTTGTTTCATATCGGCGGCGGTCCATAATGGCACTTTTCCTAGCAATGTCAAATGGTCAGATTTGAACCACGCAGTGCTTTCGCAATCATAACCATAGGTAAAATCTGAAAATCCATCGTATGAAGAACGACCAAAATTATAATGATGAACGCAATCAAAATGACGAGCGATATGTTGCCACGGAAAATCTTTCTGTAACAAATAACCAGAATCAAATCCTATCTCCCTTATCCTTTTCCATTCTTCGGGATCAGCATACGCCGTATTTTCCCTTCCAAGAGTAGCAAACATTTCATACATACATTTGGCATCATTTGTGGAATCAATTTCACATACTGTAGTGCCTGGCTTTACATCATAAAGATAGCCAAGTTGTCCTTGACCTTTCATTTTATCTGGTAATCCTCCCTCTTGAACAAAATCATTCCAAGAACTTGTCCATTTTCCATTTGATTTTTCTTTTGCTGTGCTTGTCCATAAGGCAGAATTAGTAGGTTTTTGTCCACCGACATTTGGAGTAGTGTTAACCAAAATTGGAGCGCCTTCAAACATAATACTTTCGTTGGCTAAATCAATCATTCGTTGATATTCTGGTTTAAGATTTCCTTCATCGTCATACGCATATTGAGCGCGGTTTTGAAAAATATAATCAGAAAATTCTTTTTTAGTGTGATAACTTTCTACTTTTCTTGGAACAAAAAGTTGCTTCGTTCCATTTGGCATTTTTGTCATCCCTTGCTCTTTATAATATTCAAGCATCTCTCGTTCGCGTTCCACAGGATCATATGGAGCCACAACTTTCTTTCGTCTTGTCAATTCTGTAAGTCTCATAATTCTACGCTATTAACTCTATGTACTTTCTTGTGACAGGGTTCACAAAGAGTAAGTCCATTATCAATATCAAATCTAAGTTCTGGATATTTAGCAAATTCTTTAATATGATGAGCATGGAGGAATCCAGTTGCTTTACAATCCATACATTTATATTCATCCCGCTTAAAAACAGATTTTCTCCAATTTTGATATTCTTCACTTTTTCTTATAAGAGCATTGGCACTTGCTTTAAAGCCATCCCATTCACTTTCTGTAATTCCTTGTAAAGTACAACTTATCTTTTTACGAGTTGCTTCTCGTTTTGTTTGTTCTCCTGGCAAATAACAACTTTCCAATCCTAATTTAATTGCCTTCAGTCTAATGGCATCATGTGTTTTCCCCAATATTTCTGATATCTCTTTAAAAGTTTTGGTTTCTGATAATTCGATAAGATTTTCTATTTCACTATTTGTCCAAATACGATCTCTTCTTTTAATATTTCTATATCGCATTGATCTTATAATATTTGCGCCTGTGCAACCAAGTTCTTTTCCAATCTGTTCTGATCCTTTCTTTTTCCCCCAATATTCACAATATAACCATGATCTATTACTAATTGGTTTTTCATCTTCTTTTAAACTTTGACCAGCCATAAGAACTTGTTCTAAAATATTCTTTCCAACAGACTGACCAATTGATTCGTGTAAAATCATCGCATTATTTTGTATACAGTGACCGCCGATTCCACCAGGATAATCTTTCAACACCGGCCGTTGAACATTTTTCATACCAAGAGATGCATATCCAGAATTATAGCTTTTATTTGCTTGCGTGTAAACCAAATCAAAATCTAAACCAAGTTGATCACAATACGCTTTGACCGCTTTTTCAAAAACTATATTCCAACCATAATAAGTGGTATCCCACAACTTCATCGCTTCTGTGGTTTCTGATTTTGGAGTGGTTACACAATCAATACCAAGCTTTCTAAAAACAACAGCCGCTTCTTCTGCTCTTGCTCCACCAAAATATTTGGTGAAGGTATAAATTCCACTAACCAAATGTGGATGAACTCCACGAATCGGAGAATGCACAGCATTGAAATAAGATGAAGTGCTAACATCCACAGTGGAATGGATAATTACCAATCCATCCTTGGTAAGATATTTATCAAGATATTTTTGAACTGCGTCTACAAATTCATCATTGAAAGGAATACAGATATGAATAATGCTGAATTTAGCTGATATTGGTAATACCCCAATATCCAGCCCTTCAACTTTTAGAAATTGTCCTTCGGATAGCACAGTTATTAATGCCTTACCAACTTGACCTTTACTACCAATTACGAGATGGCTCATATAATATCCTTATACAAATTTGCTAAATGCTTCTTGTAATGCAGAAGTTAGTCCACCATCCTTTTCACATGGTAATGAACAAAATTGTTGATCTACACTATGTACATTTTTGAAAGTATTCTGACAAGATGGACACACTTTTTTAGTGGCGTGACTTGCATTTTGAAATTCCTTATATGATAGCACCTTTCTTGTCTTTTCATTTTTTGACTCACGCCAAAACGCCATAGCTGGACTATAGGAACGAACGGGTTCTGGTTCTGCCATTGTTGCCCAATTTTGTATTTCTTCTTTTACTTCATCTTTTTTTCCCTTCCAACTTGGATATAATGGTGGAACTGAATATTCCACAGTAAACCAATCACCGGGGGTTCTAATTTCCAATGCGGCAAAAACTCTTTGTAAAGTTGCTTCATCCTTATTAGCAAATTCAATTACTGTATGAGCATATCCAACTGTTCCTGCAAAACGAACTCTAACAGTTCCACTTAAAAGACTAGGATCATCATGCATTCGTGCAACTACATCACGCAACTCATAATGCATTCTACCAACATAAACATGATTTTTGGGAGTAATCAAAGCGGCAGGGTGATCTATGTTAACTTTTTTAAGTTTTGCAAATTGGTTACGTGTGGCTTCATCCAAAACTTCTCTATCGCCAATTTCTGGCGTAATGCCACAGCCAAAAAATTTCTTACTCAGAGTTCCTTTCTTTGGATTCCCACCAAGCACAGGGCCGACAGATGCAACTTTATCAGTTGCTCTTAGTGTTCCAGGTTTAGATGACTTTTTCTTTTTCATTAGTTTGACACCACGCTTATTTTGAAATCTTTAACTGTAAGTCTTGGTCTGAGTGAAAGTGGTAATTCTATTTTATATCTCTCAAAACTTCCCACCGCATAAACTACATCATCTCTAGTTTCCACATCTGCAACAATATATCTACGCTCCAACGTATAATTTATTTTTCTAACCAAGACATATAATGCGGCTCCTCTTTCTTCACTTTTACGATTAAAATAATTATATCCGATTGTTTTTGCCGCTAAACGAATCCCTTCCTTTACTGCATCAAGAAGTTTCGTACCTGGTTTGAAATCGTATCGTTGCTTATCAAAAGTTTCAATATGCCAATTTGGAAATTCTTTTTCAAATGCTTCTTTCACATCATAAGTAAAATGTTCTCGTACATCTGTTGGCATAACATACATTGATTTGGTCTTCGGATCAAGTTTCAAATACCCGCGATCATAACTATCAAAATGGGGTGCAAATCCACCTGTCATTCGTCTCTTATTTATAATGTCATGAAATCGAGTGGTATGCATTGCATAATGTCCTTTACGAATTGTCAATCCATATGTTGGATAATAAATCCATAGATATGTTCCAAACCTTGTTGTATCTTCTACACCCTCGACTACTCGCTTCGCTGGACTCCTCTTTGCAGTCCAAGGAACCACCACAAAGTTATTGCTTCTAATTCCTGGTCGCAAATTTTCTGGCGGCGTAACCACATACTTTTCGTATGTTCCTTTTACCAAAAGAGAGTTACCAAGTCGTGTTATCTTTGCCACAATATATCTACCAGCCAATCTTTGCGCAATTTCCTTCTTCAATAGTTCCAAACGCTCAAGAGAATCACTTTTTTCGAAAGTACCACCTGGCGGATCAAATCTTATAGACATACGAGCCAAATCAATGTATTCATCAATTCCATCTATAATTGCCTCTTTTACCGCCCCCATTGGTTTCCAATTATCTCCTTTATAGGAATCAAACTTGACAATCTCCCAATTTGGAAATGTTTTTTTGAATATCTTCTCCATTGGATGTGCAAAAAATTCGTGAACATCTGTTGGATAGAAATACAATACATGATTATCTACATCGGTTTGAGCATATCCTCTATCAAAATCATCATAATCAGTATCAGACTGATTCATTATGTTACCAAAAACTCTGCTGTGGGCCGCGTAATTTCCTTCACCAATGAGCAATCCTACAGTTGGATCATAAATCCATACATACTTTCCAGTAAATCTTGGATTACTAATATCTGCATTACGCCATTTAGCAAGCGCTTCGTTCTTGGCAGGTTCATATAAACCTCGTGTATGGACAGGTTCATTAGTCTCTATCCATTCATCATCACCAGACGAGTTAGATTGCCAAAATTCTTGTAACAGCATTTCAATTCCTCTTTATGTTCTTTTGATCAACGTAGGACTAACGGTTTTACGATCTTTTCTATTCTTTTTGATTGTGCTATATATTGAAGAGGCTGGATCACCGCCAAAAAATTGACCTTTTGGTGGGGTTCCGCCAGCAATCGTGGTTCCCATATTTCCGGCCGAAGTTGACCCTCCAGATGATGTTTCTTGAATGATTTCAGAAATTCTCATAGTTCACCTTCAGTATTTACCAATCTTTTGAGATTTCCAAGATTATTTTCCTTGTAAATCAATTCTGAAATAACTATCACCGTCAGAATCTTTCAATTTTTTCACTGAATATCTTTTAGCCAATTTTTCCCACGCCGATTTAGCATACAGTGATCTTGTAAAATCACTAACAATATAAGAATATCCAGCTTTTTTGGCTTCATGAATCATTCTATCGTATAGCATTTGACCAAGACCAGTATTATGCCAGTTACCTCTTTCTGTTAATTTACTTGTAGTTATTTGAATGCCATTGAGTTCTATACACGAAATGTCTCCACAACTATCAGATTTCATTGGGCGAGCTATTATTACCCCTTCACTAAAACCAGAAATATTATTTTTATCAATTGCTCTAATTTCTATACCATTTTCGTCACTTTTTACTTTCCACGTCAACTTTGAAATCTCGGCATCACGATCATTGTAATGACGATAACCGAAATCTGGAGACTCAGCCACTTTTATTCTGCTCAAGACAATATAAAAATATGAATGAGGAATGTATGTATGTGAATCTCTATATCGGACTGGATATCTCTTTCTCAACTTTTCCCATGCCTGATCAGCGTCATAACTTCGTGTAGTATCCGAACGAAATTCTCTACAACCTTTTGACTTTGCCAAATCAATAGCCTTGTCATATAACATTTGTCCAAGACCAGTTCCTTTCCATTCCTTTACAATTTCGCTTCTCAAAACATTCATACTTGATGATGAGAATATAAAACTAAGAACCATTTTTCCAATTTCATTATTTTCATTTATTGCTTCTATTATAAATGATTGATGATCTACATTCTTGGGGCCACTTCTTATATTAAACTTTACTGATGACAATTCTTTATCACGATCATTGAATCGTGAATACCCAAAATCTGGAGACTCCTTCAATGGAATTTTTGTCAGGTCAATTCGATAAACTGTTTTCAATGCGTTTGCTGGGCCTTTCTTATTTGGAACTTTTTCAACTGAATATCGTTGTCTCAATCTATCCCATGCACTTTCGGCATCACTTGTTCTGAAAAATCCAGACTCAAAATAATGATAACCCATTTTCTTTGAGAGTTGAATTGCTTTATCATACAATATTTGACCAACGCCAGTTCCTTGCCATTCGCGAGTTATTTGAATTCGTGTAACTTCTATAACATCATTATTTCCAAATGAAAAACAACGAATTTTTGTCCATGGATCATTTTGAATGTTAATCTCAAATCCAGGAGCATTTGGTGGTTCTCTTTCCACAACGAATTTGATTTTCTTTATGTCCTTATCTCTGTTGTTGAATTGAGAGTAGCCAAAATCTGGAGACTCTCTCATAAAAAATTTCTTGACATTCATTGGATTATATCGTTTTCTCGCTTCCCACGGAGCCTTCAAAAACATTTTGGATGACTTATAGATAAAAATATCTCGCGGAGTAAAAATTACATTTGAAACTTTGAAAAATTGTTCACGCTTTTCACTCCATCGTTCATATTTTCCAAACGGAATATCAATATCGTAACATTCTTTACCCATCCACGCTCTAACCCAATAATGATCGTTATCCTTATCAATAATAGATGTTTTTACGCCGAAAATATCATATTTAATACAGTTTGCCATGACTTTCGCAACATCATTACATAATCCATAAGAACCTCCCCAATTATCATATTCCCATTGAACTTTTTGAACCACATAAGGCTTCAAGGCCATCAGCGCAGCCTTCAATGGTCGTTCAATAACGGATTCAGAAATCAAATCATCAACAAACATTTTACCACATACCCCTTCTTAGTTTTAGTTGTTTTCCATCCCATTGAAATGCTTGATAGTATTCGGTTCCAGAACCAGTCTTCAATTCAAAATCTACTAAGTCTGATATTCTCTTCATCTCCCTAATAGTAAAACTTTCCAGTTTTGGAGACATTTTTTGTATAGTTTCAAAATAAGAAAACCCCTCATGAACAACTACACGAAGCAACCCTGCTTTATACGCATCCTCATAATCATGAAAGAAACCCATCATCTTAGCAGTTCCTAAATGTGTTCTTTCATATCCATTTGGAACAAATCTACCACTTGGAAATAACCAACCATGACCATTGATCGGCGCAGTTTTACTACCAACCCTTTTTATAAACTCGGAAGATCGCCATTTTTCAATGGCCCATTTGTCAACTGCTTTCTTTGCGGGTGAATTGAAATCTTCATAAACGTTACGTTGTCGTCTTTGTGGAACTAACTGTCTTCCATCCCAATCAAATCTTTTTTGAAAGCCAGTTCCAGAGCCACTCACAAATTCTAATCCATAACCTTTAGGAAACCTTTTTATGGCCTTCAAAACAATCTTTTCCAATTCTGGAGACATACGTTTGTCGGTTTCTAAATAAGCTTCGCCGTCGCCGCCTCTACCAAATCCCATAAATGCTACACGAAGTAATCCAGCAGTAAAGGCTTCATCATACCCACGACCATATCCCATTTTGTCGGCCATCGCTACATGACTTCTTCCTCCATTTGAAATAAATGTTCCATCTGGAAATAACCATCCTTGATCAGTAATCGGCACAGTTTTACTTCCATACTTCTTCTTATACTCAAGAGGAGTAGGAGGTTTCTGCCGATAAACTTCGGGAATGAAATCTTCAATCAGCATTTTACCACGCCCTTCGGTTCTGTGAAACTAATTGTTTACCATCCCAATTAAATCTTTTATAAAATGGAGAACCTGAACCGCTAATAAGAGTTGCATCTTGGGAACTGCGCATTCTTTTGATTGCTTTTATGACAAGATTTTCCAATCTTGGTGACATTTGTTGTGACGTTTCAAATTGATGAATATATATTGACAAACGAATCAAACCTGCTTCATACGCCGCATCATATCCATATTTGAATCCCATTTTAAGGGCTGTCGTTACATGACCTCTTGTTATTCCATTTGGAACAAAAGTTCCATTTGGCAATAACCAACCATCATCATCAATCGGGGATGTTTTACTACCATTTCTTTTTATAAAGGCTACGCCACTTGCTTTCGTAGCGGGTGTATCGTAGGATTCAAATATATGATTTGCGGCGAATCTTCCACCACGCGGCGGAATCAAAGAATCTTCAACCGGAACGTAAGCCATGATATCTTTGTCACCACGTAGATAGGCAGCATAGGCGCGATGATGCCCATCTACAATTGGGCTATCATCATCCCAATAATCGCGAGGCTGAAGAATAACCGGAGGAAGTGGTGTTAATCGACTCCCATACTCTTTGGCTTGCTCTTCACTGAAACAACCCTCTTCAGCCCGAATCAAATCAAGAGGTACCTTCTTAAGCTCGTACCAATCAGCTTGGAGAAGATGATTAACTTGCTCAGGTGTGACTGAGTGATGCCACAGAGACGCCAGATGCTTTGCTACGTCATCACGGCTAATTAGGGATGATGCCGTATGAACGAAAAAACTGTGTCTTGCTTTCGTAGCGGGTGAACCGTAGGATTCATACATATTACGTCGTTTTGCGTTCCGAACAAATTCTTTACCAGTCCATTCATATTCATCATTTCCAAAACTTTCACCACATAAAAGAAAAATATTTGGAAACGAAGACTGAATATCTGTGGCTATCTTTTCTGATCTTTTGCAAACCCGTTCATATGGTAAAATAGTTTGAATAACACATTCTCCTCTCCCTTGACAAGAAACATGAAGCCATCCTTTGCGCCAAGCAGATGTATAAGTTTTAATACCAGCCTTTTTCAAAGTATTCCAATGTCCTTCCCCTGGCGCATTTGGAATAAACTTTCCTGTTGGCAATAACCAACCATCCTGACCAACTTGTTGTACGGAGATGCCTTCATTTATGGACTCATCCCTTCGTCTATAAGTATCAAAATATCTACCATTCCATTCAAGTGTCTTCTTTTTGAAACCTGACTCTCCCCATATTGACAATATAATGCTTGGATACTTTTGTGCCAAGCGTGTACGAACTACATTCATTAATTTTTTACTATTTTCTGTTCCAACTGTTGTAGTATCTAACTCAACAGTAGTTCTATTCAGGATATATAAATGAATCCATCCCTCCTTATATGCTTCTTTATAAGAATCCATACCATGATCACGAAGTATCATAAGATGATTAGATAATCTAAAATTGAGTGGTATAAACTTTCCACTGGGTAGTATCCAACCATCATCGTTGATTTGATTATCAACGGCTTCCGTCACTGGTTCTTTTGGAATATATAATTTTCCTGTTTTTATATTTCCTACTAGAGAATATTTGAATCTATCGCCAGTATATATTGTAATAAAGTTGTTTCCATAAATCCCATTAATACGATTAGCAATTTGTAGCCACTTTGGGCCGTGACCGTCTATATCTACTTCTTCTGTACCTGATCCATCATCGTCATCATCATTTTTAGACCAATTCGGTTCAGACTCCTCATCTTCTATATCTGGTTTCTCATTGTCAAGCCAACGCGGGAATATATTATTTAAAAAATCTTCAACATGGCACAATTCATGAGCCAAAACAGATTTATAAATAAACGCATCTCTTGCCGCATCTGGATTGATTCCTACATACAAGGTATGATTAATTGCCCAATAAGTAACACCCAAACAATACTTTTTCATTTTTACTGAATGTATCCCTATTGGTGGAACTTTACTAATTTTGAAATGTGATAACAATTCATGAAGAATGTCATCTCTTTCTGCTTGAGAAAGAATAGCCTTACGAAACATTCCAGCGTTGGCTCTATATCCATCTTCCGTTATTGAGTGTCCTTCAAAAATTTGGTTCAAATTTTCTTTAACTTCTACAAGTTCAGAAAAATTATATATATCATTTGCCTCTTGAATCGGAACCCCAAGTCTTTTAGCAGCCTTCTTCATAAGAATCATAACATCCTTATCGCTAATAGAAGAATTCATCGCTGATCGCCATATTTGAATTTTTTGCTGGACGGTTGCTTGTGGATCACGAAGAATATCTCTCATTGGTGTAGCTCGTGGTCCTGCCTCGGTACTACTTGGGTCACCAGTTTCTTGGCGGCTAATGACATCAATCTTGTCAAATGAAAAGGGAATTTCCCCTTTGTTATTTGATACTCCGTTATATTTTTTTACGTAACTCAATGCGTTAACTTGATCTTCACCAACTACTACCGTTAATTGGGTATATCCCATTTCTTGTAATTTACGAAGAACGCGAGTTAAATCTGGCATTTCGTCTGTTGCTGCAAAAAATATTTTCTTTTGGGACGGAAAAACCTTACGATAGATGGCAAGTTTTTCTCTGGGAGTAATTGGATCATCCTTCCCCATGGTACGACTTACTACGAAGTACGGATCGCCTCCCATTTTCTTCGCTTGAGTAAGAACACTGCTGGCAAGAAACATATGTCCTTTATGTCCCATACCTCTTCCCCATCCAAGCACAGCAATTTTGCTATTACCAGTTCGTTGCAAATCCTCTTGAAGACGATCAGCCTTCATTTTTGGATTCCAATTTTTTTGATCAATAGCTTTAATGAATTGACCGGGAAGATCATACTTAAATTTTTTATCAGAATGAGCTTGAACATATCCCTCTGGATTTGTTTGACGAATACCGCCATGAGTTCCTTGTGCCAAAACACTAAGCAACTTATATTTTTCTGCCGTAAGCATTTCCATAGCAGCAAAAATTGCTTTCAATCCTGGATGATCCAACATTTTTTTAGTTTTTTCAGCACTAAGATTTTTAGCAGCCCAAGCTATAAATTGTTTAGTAACTTGTTCTACACGAAAATTTTGATTGAAAAATTTGTATAATATATCGCCGGGACGAGACAACCCCGGCTGACCAGCAACAAAAGAATCAATGATTTTAGCGTTCTTACTGATAAAAGCTGCAACTTTATCCAATCCCTTTATATCAATTTTAGGAATTGATTCTACATATGTTGTTCCCACGACGAGAACATCATCTGATGATAATTTTGAAACATTTGGATATCTTTCTTCATCTGCTCCAATATATTTGTAATAGCCAGTAGCGGCGATCATTACTTTTGCTTTTGAAATCCGTTGACCAAGTTCAGAGTCAGCAGGAACATGAAATTCTGTAACATTTGGCTTAAAATCCCACTCATTCGTTTTAGGATTTAATGTTGCAGGATCACCGGGCCAAAATAACAATCCACCTTCAATAAATCCTTTCTTTGGACTTATCTTTTCAAAATAGCTCCATAATTTAGATAAATTTTGAGCGTATTTTTGACGAAGTAATTCTTGACCTTGTTCAACATTTCCAGTAGTAGCAATAAATTTTTCTACATCTTTTGAACTACCCAGCAAAGTTTGAACTCCACCCTTAGTAGTTTGAACTCCTCTTTTGAGATATTCCACCGCATTCTTAGGTAACATATGAAACTTGCCAGTATCATCACGGCCCCAATATAAAACTGGGCTTCCATCCATTTTTAATTCTATACCCTTTCCTTCACTACTCATCTCCTTCAATCGTTCAACAGCATGAAGTCCACCAATGCTACCATTGGTAAAAACTAAATCTTCAATATGTTGATATTTGCGACCCACCTGGGGGGCAGCCGCCTCTGTAATCGGACGAACAGCATCCCATCGTTCATAACTGTAAGCCAAATCAACCATCGCTCGTTTTTGTGCTGGATCGGGTATAGCAGCAATAATACTTTCAACACTACCAAGATCAGATGCTTTAGCGTTTGAACCGATTAAATAGTGAGCAATTTCGTTTAAGTCGTCGGTAATGAAACTTGATTTCTTTCCATCGGAATCTCGCATAAAAAGACCTTCATCAGAACTCCAAACGAAACCTTGGCTTGTTGCCAATGCATTAATAAGTAATTGCTTATGTAAACCTTTAAACGGACTATTTTTAGGAAGGATATGTGTATGAAACAATCTGATGCGTTCTGCATTTTTTACAGGCTTAATATCAACTTGATAAAATTTACCTTTAAATGGAAGCAAAATATGAACTGTAATTCCAGTTTTTCTGGTCTTTAATCCCTTTTGTTGAAGATATTGCTCAAATTTTTGACGAATTATTTTTGAATCAGAAATTTTGAAAGTATTTTCCAAGTGAGTTAGATCAACTAAAACATCTAAATCTCCGCTCATTTTTCCGCTGGTGGGTGTGGCTGCACTACCAATTACGTAAGCTTGTAAACCAATATCATGAAGATACCTATCAGTTTCAGCTACCAATTGAGAAGCAATGACTTGATCAAAATGACTACTTTCTGGCCAAATATTACCGCCTTCAAATAGTGTTGTACTTCTCCAAGCATGATTATACAAGTCATTTAATAGCATAGTATGAGTATTTATTCAAACTACTCTATATGTTGTTCCCTTTGATCTAACGACACATCGGAAGCCTTGACAGCTTCAATTTTTTTGATTATTGCAGGGTTAAAAATCACAACGATGGTTTCAGCCCTTCCAGCAAAACCACGAGATATTTCATAATCGGCACCGTGATTTACAATAAACTTTCTCAATTCAACCGTATTTTTTGGTGACAAACATTGATAATTTACACAAAGGTTAACCAACACTTCAAGAAATAGCTTTCCAAGTCTGTTGATATTGTTCGTCAAATCTTCAATCATTGGCTTGCGATACTGACCAATTACATATCGTTTAACAAAATCAATTGCTTCTTGTAACTCAATAGTGACTTTAGAAATATCTGTTCCCTTTTCAATTGTGAGTTTAAAAGTTGTTCCGCCGCCTTTGGCGTACTTTCTGGCAGTTTCATAATGAGTAGTGAGATATAAACCTGGGCCGTATTCCCATCGGCCTTTCTTAGCGGGAATCATATTCATCTGATTGAATTGAAGATTTCTTCCACCATGCCAAAGGGTCATGGTTTGCGACACATCTTCAATTACTTCGTTTATCTTCATGTGATTCCATATATCTTGTTAAGTTTGGAAATAACCTCTGGAAACCAAGCATTTTTGTAGAGTATTCCAATTCCGCCAGCCGCGTTCCATTTATTAATATTGTCAGGATGATCATCAATCAAAATATTTGGTCTGCCTTTTGTAGTGGCGTATTTTTCTTTATCAAATTCATAAATTACTGGAATAACAGATACTCCATGCCGATGTAACCAAATATTTTTTCCAGCAATACAATCTTTTGTACCCGGTTCTCGTACAGGTCGGCTCAAAAAAGTAACTGGAATATACTGAGATAATATCCATCCCAACATACTCTTGCCATTACTTTCCCATTCCGCATTAGCAAAAAAGTCCTTAAGATTAGCTGTATTTAACACATTTGTCCAATACTTATTGTTGAATCCCAACAAATCATATTCTGCCAAGGATACATTATTGTATTCAGCGATAGCTTTATCAAGCCATACAACAACACCATCTAAATCCAAATATATTTTAGCGGGGTGATGTTCGATTTCTTCTATTCTCATATTCATATTTATTCCTTTGTGTTATAATAGAATTATATACTAATTACGCAGAATCTTCTGAAAAAAGATAAATAAAGAGGAGACAACTTATGAGCCAACAATCAACAACTCAAATTTTTATTAATAAAGCCAAAATTAAACATCACCATTTTTACGATTATACCTTGGTGGAATACAGCAACAATTTCACCAAAGTCAGAATTATTTGCCCTATACATGGAGAATTTCAACAGCGACCAAACCAGCATTTAAATGGTAATGGTTGTTACGAATGTGGCAGAATCAAAACAATTCAAAAGCAAACCGGTTTGCTATCAGACTTTATCAATAGAGCAAATATCATTCATAGCAAATTTTATAGTTATGAAAATGCTAAGTATCAAACCGCAAGGATCAAATTACTTGTTACCTGTCCAATACATGGAGATTTTTCAATTACACCAGATAATCATTTACGTGACAAAGGATGTCATAAATGTGCCAAAATGATTATAAATCGCCATCGAACCGCCAAATCTAAGAATTTTAAAGAGAAAGCAAGATTGTATCATAATAATTTTTACACTTATGAAAATTCTATCTTTAATGGAGTACGAGAAAAATTACTGGTTACTTGTCCAATACACAGAGATTTTTCTGTTACTCCAGATAATCATTTGCGTGGTAGAGGCTGTCCCTCGTGTAACAACAGCCGAGGAGAAACTAAAATTGAAAACATACTTATAAAATTAGGTGTGCCATTTTCAAAGCAAATCAGATTCAATGATTGTAAATTTAAAAGAGCACTTCCATTTGATTTTGGTGTGTACAACAATAATCAAAAACTCAATGGGTTAATCGAATTTCAAGGAAAACAACATTTCAAACCAGTTTTCATTTGGAATGGAAATGATGGTCTTAAAACTATTCAAGAGCGAGACAAAATTAAAATGGAATACTGTATGTCGCACAGAATTCCCTTGTTAGAGTTAAATTACAATGAATCAAAAACGATGGAAAAGAAAATTTTATCCTTTATTTTTCTTCTTTGACAAAACTACTCTGGAAGTTTGTGGTATTGAAACATTAGGTATTGAAACATCTGTTGAAGAAATTGAAATATTCCCTGTTGTCATAGCCAATAATTCAGCTTCTTGCTTTTTCTTTTCAATATATTTGTTTAATGCTTCCATATCGGGTTGTACGCAGAGTTTGGCAGATTCATCTGCTATCTCGTCCTTCCTCATAGCAATTCTTGGAGTAAGGTGAGGAACATCTTCCAACTTCAATCCCATGCTGGTATACAATGCGGTAGGATCGCCAGGAAATACAAAAGTTCCACTATGATTGAGACGAACTGTTGGGTCTGCATATGCTTGAATACCAATTACTCGACTCTTGACAATAAATCCCCAATCTTCTGACAAATATTCACGATTTGCGTCTTGACTAATCCAACAATCAAAGAAAGTGTAGCAAAATGGATTGAACTTTGGATCAAGTCCAATGTTATTTGTAAATTTGGTATTTGGATATGCGGCCATATGCTTTTCAAAAACATTGCGTTTGATAAGCATAAACCCAGTTCCCAAACGGCTTACAGGAATTAAAGTGTCCAGATTTTTTATTTGACCCTCTTCACTAACTGCATCTGGACTGACATTGACTACATAATCAGGAGGGAGAGCCTTTTTGGGATATAAACCACCAACAATATCCTTGTCATGCAACAACAATTTGAAAATATGTTCTGGTTCAAAACCGATATCACTATCAATAAACATTAGATGGGTTGCAACACCATTTTCTAAAAACTTCGCTGCCAAATGGTTTCTTGCTCGTTGAATCAAACTTTCATTGATCATTGTGTCGAGGGAAAATGGCATTCCCATTCGTTGAGCATAAATTACAAATTTGATAAGAGAAGTCATGACACACTCATGAACCATTCCTGCGTAGCAAGGTAGTCCAAATTGCACATGCTGTTTTCTAAGATATTCTACTTGTTCTGCGGTTATATTCATTGGATTCCTTATGGTATATATTACAACTATAGAGGATTGTTTTGTAAATGTCAAGAAAAATCTAAAGTCACATACCGTACATTCAAAACATTTTATCCCATTTTGATAAATATTATTGAACTTTGTTTTATTGTAATATTTTTGGAGAAAACTATGATTGACTTAGAACACTTAGCAAAAGAGTTTGAAAAACTTCATGATGCATTACCCACACTTCGCGAACGAGTATCGAAAATGGAAGAATGGCAACGCGCTCATCCAGATATTCACCGACTTGAAAAAGAAGGTGTTGCTACTGCATTTACAGCGGCAAATATCGCACTTTCCACTGCAAAAGAAGAGATTGAACGGCGTTTACTGGCTGGAAATAAATTAAGAGAACAGATTGAGAGTGAACGCGGCAGTTTTGTCGCAAGAGAATTGTATGATAGAGAACACGACGCTTTAGGTCAAGAAATCGTTGATGTCCGAAATCAATTCGTTGAAGAACGAAATCTTTATGTCACGCGAGAAATGCATGACAAAGAACATGAACAACTACACATGGATATCAGTGACCTACGCAAAAGTCGTGATACAGGGTCGGGTGAAAGAACTATTTTAGAAAAACTATGGCCGTTTATAATGGCTGGACTAACAGGAATAATTGGACATTTTTGGCGCTAAAAAGACAGCTTGATTGAATCCACAATACCATTTGAAATATTACTGATATTTGCTCTCAACCAAGCGTATTGACCAGTCGCAATGAAAAATTGATTAAGTTCAATTGTTTTTCCAGAGTATGGCACACCAGGAACTGGAATGGTATAAGTATATCCCAAATCGGTGGCAACATTACCCGTCATTGTATTTGTCAATTGAACAGGGAGCCACGCCCCGGTATTTGAATATCGGTCAAGAGTGCCTTCAATTGAAATATTTCCGTTGAAATTAATTGTGTGGACTTGAATCGTGTGTTGACCGCTGGCGCGATGAACAAGTCCATCACCTTTGCATGATGGACTAACAAAACTGGTCTGCTTAGTGTGCTGATTTTCTACGCTTCCGTAGTAATTTAACCCCGACACCATCACTTCGCCAAAATCAGTTTTTCCTTTCATACTACTCCATTACTTAAATGATTTCAACAACAATGGTTTCATCATCAACTAATTGTTCTACTGCTGATTGAATTGTTTCCAATTCTTCATCAGTTAATGCAATTTCATCTTGATTATCGTTTTTAACCAACTTACTTAACTGAATTACCCACTTCCCTTCAATAATTTTTGCCATATCATTTCCTTTCTTTAAATTTCCTTTTTAATTTTGATTGATTCCTTGACTGCAACCTTAATCTTTTTTGCTTCAATCACCAATACATCAGTGACCCAATCAAGATGAATTGTGCTGTTATTCTTAATCTTTCCCTTCAACAATTGAATGCTGAGAGGATAGTTGATAATATCATCCACAGTTCCAGCTATCTTTCTTGCGCCATACTCACTGTTCTTATTTAGTTTCAGAATATGAGTAATGAGCGCTTCACTCGCCACGATACGAAGATTACGAGAAGTAAGCATCTTACCAATTTCAGTAATTCTTTCAGCCACAATCCTGCGATAGCTGAGTTCGTCCAAATCAACAAACTCAACAATACTAGTCATACGGCCACGCATTTCAGTCAGGAAGAAATCATTGACTGCCTTAGCAGATGCAGATTTTCCTGTTTTATTTGTGTCAAAACCCAACTGAGCCTTTGCGCCCTCACGAGTTCCAAGATTGCTTGTCATGATGATAATGCAATTCTTGGCACTGGCAACCTTACCAGTAGTGCCAGTAATTTCACCATCATCAAGCAAACTCAAAAATACATTGAATGTATCAGGATGTGCCTTTTCAACTTCATCAAAAAGAATAACACTGTTTGGATGCTTCAACAAATCATTGACAAGCTGACCTTCACCAGTTTTACCGTCACCAAAACCAACATATCCAGGAGGCGCACCAATCAATCTAGCAACGGCATGTTTCTCCTGAAATTCACTCATATCATACTTGGTAAAATGCATATTCAAGTTTTCTGCTAACTGACGAGCCAAATATGTCTTACCAACACCACTCGGCCCAACAAATAGAAAACTACCAATTGGTTTCTTTGGATTCTTGAGTCCTGCTTGACTAATAATCAAGCATTGTGACACACGATCAACTGCCTTATTTTGATGGAAAACGCTGTTATTGAGTCTATCACCCAGAGTTAGAATAAACTTGGCAGCATCCCCGCTTGTGGCTTCACTCTTTACAGTAATTCCAGTCATATCAGTAATTTCACGAATGATGCTTGCTCTATCAACCTTGTTCCCTTCAGTTTCAAGAACCTTCTTACGAGCGCAAGCACTGTCCAAAATATCAACTGCCTTATCTGGCAACTTTTTGTCTGGTTGATACTTGACGGTCAATTCAATGGCGGCATCAAGAGCCGTATCATTGATTTTTACCTTATGAAATTCTTCAATTGTAGAACGAGTTCCCTTCAAAATTTCAAGAGTTTCTGCAAGAGATGGTTCATCAACTGCCGTTACACGAAAACGGCGCATAAGAGCAGTATTTTTTTCAAAAGTTTGGCGGAATCCTTCCCAAGTTGTTGACGCAATTACCTTGATTGTTCCACGACTCAATTCGGGCATGAGCATTGAAGCCAAGCCAAGGCCCATTTGTCCTTTGCCATCGCCCGTATCAATCTGGTGGGCTTCGTCAATAAACAAAATGGCATTTGGTTTGGTGGCAAGTTCTTTCAAAATATCTGTGACCTTCTCTTCAAAGTCACCACGGAATTTGCTTCCAGAAATTAGCGTGCCAACATCAAGGCTGAAAATTTCTTTGCCCTTGAGTGAGGATGGAACCTTACCATCATTGATACGCTGTGCCAAGCCTTCAACAATCATAGACTTGCCAACACCAGGATCACCAATAAGCAACACATTGCATTTCTTGCGCTTGCTAAGAGTATGGGCAATTGTAAAAATTTCCTTATCCCTACCAATTAGCGGATCGGCAACCTTATCTTTTGCTTTTTCGTTTAGATTCTGGCAATACTGCGTAAGTGCGCTTTCAGAGGAACCTCCCATATTATGTACGATATCCACGGTAGCAGTTATATCCTTTCTGAGTTGAATAATCATTTCCTCGGTTATGCCGTACTTACTGAGAAAGTAAGAGGCGTGAGTTTCACGAGCATTGAGCAAAGTAAGCAACATATCGGAAATATCAACTTCCCGTTTTTCTGCTTTTGCCAAATCTTGGATAGTGCGGATTATGCTTGCAACTTCGGATGTTAGTTGACCTTCCATAACATTAGGGTCAGGGTTTTTCATTTGATTCTTTAGCAGATGGGAATTTTCCTGAATATGCTCAAGTATTTCAACGCTCAACATATTCATTTCAATACCTTTGGCAGTGAAATATCGTCTAATCAAATTGCTTTGAATTAACGCACATAGCATATGCTCGGTAGTAATTGTAGTTTGCTCCATACTCATTGCTATAGCAAAGCTCATTTCAACTACATTTGAAATTAATGCTGCTCCTAAATTTATCTTAGCCATTTTTACCCTCAAGATAATAATACCATATAGTTACACAAATGTCAAATTATTGAACCAAAAAATTGAATATATAGCGGATTCCTTTTGTTTTCAACACGATTCCATAAACCTTCTCCTCTGACTTTGAACATTTTTTCACTTTTGGTTCGTTTTGCCACAGTAATTATAATTTGGTTTCCTGTGGCTCCTGTAATCTTATGTTTGCCACCAAAAAACAATTTCCAATATGAGACGGATTCTTTCAAAATTAATTGTTCTCCAACAATGGAAAAATCATGCGGAACATCAATCAAAATTTTAATATGAAGAGCGGTATCCGTAACAGAGTTTACAGTTATTCCGCGAAATGATATTGTTTGTTTATTTTTAACCCCTGCTGGTATTGACAAAGAAAATTTTTGTTTGCCATCATCTGTGGTAAAAAATCTTTCTGTTCCCAGTATAGATTCTTTTAAGGTTATAGATATAGATGCTTGATATTGAGTTTTTACTCCCAATATTTTTCGTGCCTTCTCGTATTGTTTTTGAAGTTCCTGAAATTTTTGATCAGCGTCAGGGTCATTTGGATTATGATCTGGATGTAAGACTTTGGCAAGTCTAATGTATTTGGTTCGGAGTTCCTCACTTGTCACAGTCTTTTCAATCATTCTCCTGCACCTCTCAAGTTTTGAATTGTTTTTCTATTTCGGTTTCATCTCCTGGTGTAAACTTGCACGGAGGGATTAAACCATTAAAAAACGCTTTTGATCCATCCGGTAATTTTTCCCTCAATGTATTATATTTAACCAATGTTTCAATTTCTGTATAAGCCAAAGTTCCACGAGATTCGTGTAGACTCAAAATTTCAAATTTGAATTGGTCTTTACCATGTAACAAAATCTCTGCATTCAACCAATTTGAACTGCCTGTATACTTTTTCCAATTTGATTCCTTTATAACCTTTTTTCTATTTTTCCTATCTTTGACTATTTTTCTGGTAGTTGATTTGAAAAATTTCTTTCCAATATACGATCTACCAGAAGGTATGTGAGTTATACGATAAACAAATCCAACAAATTGATCTGTATCAAATTCCTTGAAAAAATACCAATGTCCTGTGTCCATACCGATATTTATACTTTCGCGGCGGATTTTATTTAAAAGCAAATATATTTAAAAAACCTCTGGTTTCTCAAACAAAAGAAATGCGAAGCAAAATAGTATTTCTCGAACCAAGCGAGCAGTCCGGAGCGAAGCGGAGGACAGCGCAGCGAAGGAGAGAGAAAGACTTCTTTACAAAAAGCCAGCCGCGAAGCGGGTGGCGTTGTGCGTAGCACAACCGGGCCTGTAGGAAATTTGTTTTTAAATACACTTCTATGAAATCAGAATAGATTTTTCTATTCCTCATAAGAATCATAGCTCACTTCGTTCGCTATGATTTTTTGAAGGAATTACTCGTCCTTCGGACTCGTCCTTCCTTCAAAATACGCTTTATTTTGGTTTATTTTTAAAGACAGAAACGCTAAAATGCGTTGTTTTAAAAAACGGAACGGCATTTACTGCTATCCCGCATGAATACATCATCGGTCAAAATCTGCTTTGGGAGGGTTGCTCTGTTCCCAAATATGAATAAATTCAACGACGATCTTTATTAGCAGCGCAATCATTTCAACGATTCAAGAGATTGAAATGACCTGTGGAATTAGAACAAATTATGTTCTTGTTAAATCCACTCCGTTTCTGGGTTTATTTATCCAATTACTCGGAAAGGTCACCACTTGCCTTGCGTCACCAGAAACTCCTTTTTGTATGCCTCTGATGTTTCGTCGCTAACGAGTTGTTGGCCTCAACGCGAGGCATTTAATACAACTATTGATGTATATTAAGTATGGCAGAAATGTAATAACTTGTCAAGTAAAAAGTTAACTTATTTTGAAAATATTGTTACCAAGTTTTATTTTACGAGGCTAAATAAAGATGAGTTAGAAGCTCAGGTTGAAATAAATAGATTTTGACTATGATTGTCATCAATCACAATTATTAGTCAGCCCACACTGCTTCTAACAGATGTGGGCATTTCTATTTAAGAGGTAAAATGACGCAAAAGAAATGTGAACACGGAAGGCAACATAGCAGATGTGAAGAATGTGGCGGTATTGGAATATGCGAACATAAACGACAAAAAGGTTTTTGTAAAGAATGTGGTGGTTCTACATTTTGTGAACACGGCAGAATAAAATATACTTGTCATGAATGTTGTGGTTCTCAAATATGTGAGCACAGCAAACGAAAAAGCCAATGTAAAGAATGTGGTAATCTTTCATCTAGCCACTTTCTAAAAGGAAGTTTTACCAAAAAGCGGCGTAAAGCCCCTGCCTTCAGGTATGGGGATATAAGCCGTGCTCTTGCTGTTGTTTTGTTCTTGACAGTATACTGCTTCATCTGGTATAGTTCTTATATGGCACTCGAAGGCTACAAATCGAACAACAACGTCGTGTACTCAAGCAAGTACCATGTGGTGTTCACGCCGAAATATCGCCGTCCCGTTCTTGTCGGCGTTATCGCCAAACGGTGTGAAGCCGTCATTCGACAGGTGGCAGAAAAATACGATGCTGAAATCACCGCCATTGAAATCATGCCCGACCACGTTCATGTGCTGGTTGAAGTAGACCCACAGTTCGGAATCCATCGACTTGTCAAGAATCTCAAGGGCGTTTCGTCACACACGTGGCGGCGGAGTTGGCCACGCTGAAGTCGAAACTGCCAACGCTATGGACCAACTCGTACTTTGTTTCAACTGTCGGTGGAGCACCCTTGGCGGTCATCAAGCAGTATGTGGAGAACCAGAAAAATGTCTAAGCAACGAAAAGT